TCGGGAGAACACTCTCCAGGGTTCCGGTACCCGGATTGAGGACCGAGACGCCCGTGGATACCTTGCCCCAGGCCCCTCCCGCATAGATCGGGAGCGAGTTAGCCTGTGTCCCGATAGCCAGGGATGCGAACGTGTTCCAGGAACAGTCAATAGGGACAGTTGTTGATCCCGCCGAGTTGCAGATCAGGTGACCCGAGGCCGTAGGAGGCAAACCTGAGACCAGGGTCCCGTTGACGTAGTAACCCACTGAGACGTTTATGACCCCGGGAGCGGGAGCCGACCCCGTAGGAGCACCAACGACCACGCCCCCCGGGTAGCTGATGACGTTGCCGTTAACGAGCCAAGGGCTCGGAATGGGACCGGGACCAGGACCTTGGGCCGTGACCGGGGGGCAGCCGAGGACTGCAAGGGTCGAGGCGAGGAGGAGAAGCTTGCGCATGATGCTCACCAGTTGACGACGGAAAACTTGTGGCCGCCGGTTGCGGCGTTGACGGAGGTCTGGGTAGTCTGGCCTGGGATCACGGACCAGGACTGTCCGGGCTGGAGTGAGAACGTGGTGCCGTTCCCGTTGAGGGTTGCGGGTCCCACAGGATTGACGTACAAGACCTCCGAGTTTGCGATGCCCTGATCTGTTGGGAGTTGTGGGTTAGTGATAACCCCTCCGTTGGGACCTCCGAGAACGGCAATGACGGGAGTTCCACCCACCACGACCTCGGAGGCGTTGCCGGCGGTAGGTGTGACGGGTGTCGCGGTCATCTCATTTCTCCCCTTAGAACGAGCCCAACGTCCAGGAACGGACGTTGTCTTCAGTGAGGTCCTCAATATCACTCATCATCGCGGCAGCCTTCCGAGAGACCTCCAGCTGGGCCTCCCGGATAGTCTGGCACGAGACTAAGAACTGGGTGTCCTCCTTCGGGCGGACCTTGTCGTGGCGGCTCGGGTCTGCTAGCTGGACCTGGAGGCTCTTTCGCTTGGGGTTGCTCTCCTCCAACCCACTAATTTCCTTCTGAACCGGGGCGTCCCGGGCCGCATCCGCCTGCCGGATACCCGCTTCACGGAGTTGATAGGCGCGAACCTTACCGTGGGGTAAAATAGTCTTCATAGCCTCCTGCTCGGCGTGAATTACACGAGAGAGATAAACCTCCTTGAGGCGCAACAGCTCCGGGACCTTATCCTGGGGCAAGTCCTCAGGCTTTAGATCGTCTACGATGGTGTAATCAGGAGTGAAGAGCCGCCGCCCGTCCTGCTCGGATCGGGCTACAGCCGCGTCTATCTCGGGGTGCGCGGACGGCGGCGGATACTTCTGACGACGGAACGTCATCAGCTCACCGTGCTCCACGTAGGCCGCCGTGTAGGCCTCGTCCGTTTCAAATTGATCGCGCTGGGGCTCCGGCGGCGGAGGGTTCTTTTGTTCCTCGTCGTAAAGGCGCATATTCTCGGTCCACTGCTCCAGCTCCTGAGCATGTAGCTTCACAGCCAGAGCAATGTCCTCCGGAGAGGCGCTGAGACGGGACTTCAGGATGGTGTGAGTCATAGGTTCGTTCTCCCTTAGAGCTTCAGATACCAGGTCACACCCATCGCTCGGGACACGAGCGAGAGGGCCGCACCTCCGGTATTATTTGAAGTGACGGATATGCTGTTTGACCCGGATGCATTGATGGTATTGGTGGACTGAAAAGTACTAATCCCGGTCCAACTGTTGTTGGAGGTGGTGGGGACATTAACGACGCCCTGAGGGGCAGAGGTGTTCTGTCCTACGGTGCCCGCCGTAGCGACTATTGAGGTGGACGGATTGTTTTGAGGGTACACCGTGATGGTATTAGCGCCCGAGACGCTGATACTGTTCGACCCAGCTGAATTGATGCCTGCCGGAGCCTCACCCAGAGTAATCGAATGGGTATTACTACCAAAGATTGATCCAGGAGTGTACTGATTGCCCGAAACCACTGGAACCCCCGCCAAGTAGTTTGTGACTACTACCGCTCCGGTGTCTATGCCAACGGGAGTTACACCCTGCCAGGACAGAGTTTGGATTGTCTTGTTAGCCGCGAAGTCTGCTGCCGCCGAGGCCCCACGTCCGCTCGGGACGACCGGGCACTGGGTATTCGAGAAGTTAGTCCAGTGCCAGGTAAAGAGGGCGAGAGCCGTGGCACTGGCCAGGCCGTTTGCACCTGAAGTAGCATTACCAATAGTTAGACCAAACGCCTGGATCCACCCCGGGATCGTCTCGGAGGTGGGCCGAAACTTCATATCGCCCGTTGTGGATATACCCTGGGACGAGAGGGCCTCGTTCGAGGCGCTGATCAGTTGGAAATGGCCGTTACCATCGTTAACCGAGATGTAGTAACCGTTGCCCACAATGGTTCCGGTACCCAGGGCCGTACCGTCCGGGTTTACCAGAGGGAGAGCCCCGGCTCCGTCGTTGAACGTGGAGGCTCCAGTGTTCCCGTTAGCGGCTCCAGCCTGCCAGAAGATCGGAGCCCCCTTGATGTGTCCGGTTAGCGCAGGAGTCAGAGCCACCGAGTAGGCATTAGCTGCCCCGGTATCTACCGCACTATTCGTTCCCATGGCCTGGACCTGCGGGAGCTGGGCAAAGGTCTGGAGGTCCCCTGCCGTAATTAGTGCCGAGGCGATATCCCCCGCGCTCCAATTCTGAGCCCCCGTCCCCTCCTGTCCCCGGGTCATCGTGATAACATCCCCGGTCACGTTCGTGACCCAAACAATCTCGTTCAGAAGTCCGGTCGCCGCATCATTGAACGTCAGAGTGAAATACTGACCCGCACCCGGGGAAGGGAACAGGGCTCCACCACCTGAGGCCAGGTTGGCCGTCAGCGAGGTGTTCGTGATCGCCCCCGCCAGAGACGAGACGGCGTTATTCTTGAATAGGGCGACATTGCTCATGAGAGGTCTCCGGTCATACGTTCACAACGTAGGTGAATTGGAAGGGGAGCTGGAGCACCCCGGAATCAATTGCCTCCTTCAGAATGGATCCATTCTGAAGCGGTACAATGTTGGTGTAGAAGCTGTCCAGCTCGTTCGGTCGCTTAGTGTTTGGCGCGAACCGCCCCGGGACGGCCCCCCCGGTTACAGTCCGTCTGCCCTTTACCAGGGTAATATTAACCTGTCCGTCCAGCCCGAACGTAACACTGACCTGGTAGGTAGTATTAGGATTGACATCTATTCCGTTAGCCCCGAGGAGGAAGCGCATGATGCGACGCTTCAACCAGCGGACATTAACCACCTTCCCGTCGCCCTTGTAGAAGTTCCAGGTGGCAATCCGCCGGTAGAAGTCATCCGAGGTCGCTGTAATATCTTGTGACCCAATAATCTTCCGAACATTAGGTGGGAGAACATTCAGGGCGTAGGTGTTAAGCGGACCCAGGTTGCGGTTCCGGCCCGAGGAGAGGGCCGGACGAACCTGACCGTAAAGATTGGTTAATACCCAATCCAGTAGCGTCCCGGACACGTTCGGGTTTGTGTATATCGGGAGGTTAATGGTATTAAACCAGGTGATGTATTCCTGGGTCAGTATATTATAGGCATCTACGAACGCCTGGAGGTCGTCATCATCGTTGTACTGGATGTACAGATACGAGTTGATGGTATTCTGGAGCGAGGTAGGTCCAGCCGGGGGGAAGCCGCCTGTGTCCGGGAAGACCGGAACCGGCGGCGGCTGGAACGTAACGACGCTGAACTTGTGTCCCGAGGTCGCTGCGTTGACGGTGATATTCGTCGTGCAACCGTGGGGCACCCGGTAATATTCCCCGGGCTGAAGTGGGATACAGGTATCGGTCTGGTGCAGGACGGCAGGATTGACGAGGTCAATGTAAAGGACCTCGGCGACGGAGATGCCTTGATCACCCGCCAGCTGCGGGTTCACGATTAGGCCGCCCTGGGCCGGTCCGTAAACGGCGATGACCGCCGTACCCCCTACGGAGACGGAGGAGTTAGCCCCTCGAAATAGGTTAACGGGTTGAGTGGTCATCCTTGGCTGATCACGATGCCAGAGGAGCTGGTTAGGAAGTAGCTCTCGGGATCGCCTGCGATGATCCCGGTGCCCGATCCCGGCGATACCCCCACCCCGTTGATAGAGACGGCGAACACCAGCCGGGTCAGCAGGTTGGGGTCCAGAATAGAGGCGATGGCCTCCTGGAACGTCGTCTGTAGCTCGAATAGGTTCATAGGTTGCCCCGTCGCGATCCCGTTGACGTAGGCAACGAGAGCCGGACTAGCCAATTGGGATACGGCGGCTTGAGACACGATGTTGCCCGAGGTCGTATTCCAGGTCACGGTCATCGTGACGGCCTGTTGTGGGGGGACGACGAATGGGATGGCATACGTGTCCGGGTAGTCCACGATGTTTACCACCAAGTTCCGATTATTAGGAGTAATTTCACCCCCTCCCGAGTACGCCCCCAGCCCGGTCGTGTTCTTATAACTGAAGGTCTTCTCGTCAATCACCGTGGCCGTCGCTGTGCCGTTGTACCCGGTAACAGTAGACCCAGAGAGAGTAACTGCTTGCCCGGTCACCAGGCCGTGATTGAGGTCCGTGACCACCACCCCGGGGTTAGCCGCCGTGATGCTTAGGGCGTTGATAGTCGAGCCGACGAGCGTGGAAATGTCAAACAGCGCGGTGAAGATCGCGTTGGCTACCTCATAGGGGTCTCCTCCACCTACGATTATCTCCCAACCACCGTTATTCGGGACCTGGCGAACCGAGACGAGACGGGACTGAACCCCGGGGACGTTGTTCAGGATTGTCTTCAGAAACGTCGGCATGCCCTGCCCCACGGCAAGACCGGCCTGGATAACCCGGGCACGGTAGCTCTCCTGGGTCTCGGCTCCCGCTCCCGGGGTCCCGGCGGACGGGTTATTCACCGCCATATTCGGGGCCTCGGGAGGGACCGAGGTGAACAGTTGGGTCACGGTACCCGCCGGGACGGCCCACGATCCGGCGGTGGTGGCCCGCGCGAACAGAGGGGCAGAACTACCACTGGCCCCGATAGCACCCCCGTCCGAGATGGTGTATTGGTACGTCCCATCGCCTATGACAAAGCCCTGGGCAATAATCGTGCCCGCCGGAGCGTTGGAGAATACCACGTTGACGCTCGTGTTTGAGGCCTCGCCGAGCGGGACCCCATATATCTGCCCCAGCTGGTTTGTTAGGAACGGATTAGCCCCGAACGGGGTCAGGGAATTGATTAGCTCTACCTGGGCCGCGTCGCAGAGTAGGATCGCCCCCACGTCGGTGGAGCTAATATCCTCGATAATGGAGCCCGGAAGATTAGCCGTGTAGCCGGGTTGTGAGGCTGAAACGAGTTGGATCAAGGCCGCCTGAACCGCAGCGGGTTGTTGCGGGACCGGACCGGCGGACGTTACGACAAGCGGGAGCGAGGTCATTGCGGCACATCCATGCTCAGCGGTATCTTCTCGCCGCTGTTAGTGGTTATGTTGATCACGTAGTTCGGAGTGGGTAGCGCCTGCTTGTACACGATCAGGCTCGCAAAGTATCGAGCAAACTGCTGCTGCGTCCGGGACACGTAGAAGTCCGGGAAAATTTGAGTTAGAACGGACTGCTGAGCCGGTATCCCGTAGTTGGCCCAGAAAGGACTTTCATTGAGAAGTAGCTTCAGAACTTGACACAGGGTCACGATCCAAACGAGGTCGTTGTTGCCGTCCGCCGTCGTCTGGACGACAACCCACTTCAACGATCCATCCGGCTGCGTCTGTCTCCCGTAGGTCCTCATCAGTGTCCTGGAGTTGGGGGCGAACCGTTCGCCGGGTGAATGTGTTGGCCGAGGGTGACGAGCGTTCCACCCGTCCCCTGAGAGATGGTCCCGGACACCGTCAGGTTGCCCGTAATCGCGACGGCTCCCGAGGTCTTGTCCACGTTGATCTCAACGGACTTGTCCTTGGATCGGATGATCCCGCCGTTGGGTCCATACAGAACGATCTTGTTGGGATCGTCCGTGGCACTGAAGTTCTTGTTGCCCACCGGGAAGTAGACGAGGGCGGAGAGGTTCGCCGGGATCGACAAGTTGGCTACCCCGGACCCGAGGCCGGTCACTCCACCCAGGAAGGTATCCGCCGGGAATACGACCCCCATATCATTGACCTGGACCGGGAGCCGCATATACTCGGAACCGGCCACCGGGATCGTAACCTGTTGGAGGGTCATCGTAGAAGACTGGATCAGGAACTTCACCGTCACGATAGAGCCTGCGACGGCGGTCACCTGCGCTGGGAGAGCCTTACCCAGAATGCTTATCGCGTTATGGGCCTGCTGCTCCGCGATCCGGTTGAGGGACCGGGCTAGGGGAAGCTTCTGACTGAGGTCTATCATTAAGCCGCCGCCTGCTGCTGCGGGAAGGCATCAAACACCGTGACCCAAGAAGCCGCATCACTCTGGCGAGAGTTACCCACGTGCCGCATAACCGATATTTGGAACGTGCCCTGGAAAGCAACATTCTGGTTCACGAGCGAGGTCTGCGCTGCCGCACTATTCGTCACCTGGGTCTTGGGTAGGATGACGTTGTCCCCCACCTTAAGGTCCGCCCGCATAGCCGTCCGGAACTGGATAGAGGGAGCATTGATCCAGGTAGGCTGGCTGACCAGGTCCTGAAAAGCTATCGCCCGGGGCGAGGAGGACGCGGCCTGTGTCCCGTCAAACACAGTGAAGGTCTTTCCCTGAAGGGTCAGCGACACCCCCGGGTAGCTCGGGTTGTTCAGGATAGACTTGGATACCTGACGAATGTAGGTGGAGAACTGTTTTAGGTTCTGATACGAGCCCGGCAGGTCCCCCGAGAACTTAAGGTTGGGGCTAATGTTAATATTCGCCGTGTACCCCGGATAGGCCGTGGTCAGGGTCTGCTTAATCGCGTCCGAGAGCGAGGTCCCCGAGGGCCAGTTGAGCGAAAGGTTGACTGGAGCCCCCTGCGCCGTCCCGGAGGCCGGAGCCGATCCGGCCAACACGATGAGGTCCAGTGTCTGGCTATTCATAATCCAGTTACCATAGGCCTGAAACACGTAGCCCTGAAGGATCAAGCCGTACTGCGCTGGGTTGGCAAGCGGGAGCCCAGGACCGAACCCGGCGAACACCTTTATGTTCTTGTTATTATTATTCGCGGCCTGGCTGATGTCCGCCAGGGATATCCCCCATATGCGGACGAGAGCCGCCCCGCTCGGAAGATCGTAGCTAATCACTGATATGTCCAGCTCTACGTTCAACGCCCCGGGGTTATTCGCGCCGTTGATCTGACTATCATAGATGCCGTTTCGGGTAGGACCTCCCGTACCTCCCTCAATCTGGATGCTGTACCGCCTCACGGCGTCACCTCAAACTGGGAGGATGAAGTCCGGAATACCAAAGTGCTGGTGGTAAAATAACCCCCTGCGATATTGATATTATCGAACAGGAGCCCCGGAGCCGTACAAATGCCCGGATTACTACTGAGAGAGAACGTCAGCTCGGTATCGTTGATCACGAGCATGTTGAAGTTACCGCTATACCCGGAGGGTTCCGTCTGGGCCAGCGTCAGGTTTACTGTGACTCCCGCCCGGTACCCATGGGGCACCGCCGTCTTTACGGTAACCACGCTCTGATCCCAGGTAATAGCTTCCACGGCAAGGCCGTCCGGGGAGCCGATTAGGGGGAGTGAGAATATGAGGTTGCCCGAGAGGTCTGAGCAGTTGATATAGTACCGTTGTCCAAATAGGTTCCAGGTAAGGGTGCAGACGTACACCTCCCCATCCAACGTCGGCTGGAACGTGGAGACCTGCTGAGTGGACGGCTGAAAGTCCGTGTATGTAGTCATACCGGGATCACCCCGCCCGCCAACTGAGACGCCACCGAGGTTCCCGCCGTATTCGAGGCGACGGGAGCCACCTGAGAGGTTGCCAGGGTATTCGGAGCCCCCACCGTGGTATCCAATCCTGAAGTCGCCCCCGTAGACGGGAGCCCCTGACTCAACTTATTCATCATCGAGTTCATGGCCGCGTCCGCCGCCGCCTGGGTCAAGAGAGGCTGGGTGAAGTCCCACTGCCACTCGGATTGGGGCTGCTTCGCGCCCGAGCTGGTGACGTCCGTTAGGCCGGTCAGAATTAGGTCCGTGTAGTAGTACGATGGCGTGGCCACCGTGAACGTCCCACCCGAGTTGGTATGGTTCGCAATGACCGCCTGTAGGGCTACCATCGTCGCCAGCTTCAGGGCGTACCCCCCATCCCCCTTCGCAGGACAAACCATACGCATTGAAATATTCAGCGGATTGGCTATAATTGCGTTTGCCGCGACCTGCTGGTTAGCAAACGGGTATTCGCCAATGGAGTTATTCGCCAGCTTCCCGCCCGGCATCGGGTAGAAGTGCGCGAAGTAACTATCCAGATCATCGTTGACGTTCCCGCTGAGCAGACCCGTCACGAAGTCCGCCGCCTCGGTCAGAGCAATAATCGGGAGCATACCACCCGGGATAAACGAGGCCGCCCCCCCGGTCAGGATGATCGGGGAGAGCTCAAACGATAGCTTGAATGCGAGGAGGCCGGGGGGAGGGCTCAATTCTGACCTGGGGTTGCCGCCTGTTGGGCGTTCGCAACGGCGTTTCCGCCGGGAGCCCCGTACAGGGTGATCTTGACCTGCTGCGGGGTGATGTTGTTTCGGGAGTTCTCGTGGTGGGCCATGGCCGCGATGAGCCGCGCCATCTGGTCCGGATCGTTGAGGTTAAGCTTGTCGGTCGCCCCGAGGCCGGACCGCTTGGACACGTCACCGATATAGGCGGCGGTGTCGTTCTCACTCGGTGGAGCCCACTTGGAGACAATATCGTTCACCGTGTCCAGGTGGTCCCGGTCCGCGTACAGCTTAAGCTGGCGGGCCATCGCCTTGTAACCCTCCTCCGGGGTTGCGAAGGTCTGGAAGCCGGTCTTGGACCCGGGAGGGCGGAGGTTGCCTGGGTTGTTGCCTCCTCCATCAAAGGTGCCCGGCTGAAACGGGTTCCCGAGAAGGTTGCTGCTAAAAACTTTTGTGGGGTGCTGGACGTAGGGGGCCACCTTCACCACCGTGTCTACGATGTCCCCGAAGGCCTCCACGAACTTCTTGACCTTCTCCTGGAAGTCGTCCGAGCCGAGATAGGTGGCAGCCTTCTCCAGGCCGGTCCCGAGGTCCCTAATCCACTCCCCTAGCTTGGGAGTTGAGAGGAAGGTCTCCACCGCTTGGGTGACGGACTTGGACAGGGAATTGAGGGAGGGGATGAGGGGCGTGAGACCCTTCACGAATACGTTCTCAATCGTCCCGCCCGCCCGGGACATCTGGGTGGAGAAGTCCGTCCAAATCTTCTGGTTGTCAGCGGATAGCCCGAGCGAGCGTTGATCCGTTCGGAACCCACCCTGAAGCTCAGCGAGTTCCGCCGGGCTCATGCTACGCAGCCGCTGGGCGTCCTGAAGGCTCAGGAACTGGTCTAGGTGCCGGGCCGTCAGGGTTTGCTGAAGCTGAGCCTCGGGGGTGGCATCTACGATGCGTTTTAATGCACCGAGGAGCTGTGTCCCGACTTGCGCACTAGACCGGCCAGCAATATCCCCTTCCCGCAACCCTGCGCCGTAGAACGCTGAGCGTTTTGTCACGTCGTGCTGCGCCTCGTTTACGGACCCGAGGAAGCTGTCCGGGTCTACGAGCCGGGAGAAGTTAACCCCGAAAGCGGCCTGTTCACCGAAGGAAGACCCGACACCGAGGGAGGATCGCCTCCCAGAGGCCACCCCGCCTGCCAGCCGCTCGATGCCGAACAGGCCCCCGACCCCGAGGAGCCCGGAGACGACGCTCGTGAGCGCCGTCCACTTTAGCAGTTGAGAGGTCGCCGAGGCGATGTTGCCGGCGACGGACTTGGTGCTGCGCGAGAGGCTATCCCAGAGCGTGACCTGCTCCCGGGCCGCCCGGGCGGCCTCCGCCTCCGCCTTCTCCTTCTTGCGTAGGAAGTCCAGCTGGGCCATCATGGCTGCCGCCATACCTACAAAGCCCTCTTTCATGCTGTCCTGAGAGGTCGCGGCGGAGGCCCAGGCTCCCGGCATCTTTTTGAGCATAGCGTCATACTTCGCGAAGTCAGCCTGGAAGGCCTTGAACTTCGCGTCGTTAACGTCGATGTCAATGACAGACCTGACGGGCACCTAGCGTCCTTTAAGTGCGAGGAGGAGGGTTATTAGATCGCGTTGGCGATACTGGTGGGCGGAGCTGTACTTGAACTCGTCCACCTGGGACATGAAGGCCGGGAAGCCCTCATTGGTAGCCCAGTCTAGGATGGTGCTGACGACCCCACCATCCTCACGCCAGAATTGGCGATCACGGTCAACTTCGGCAAGGAAGCGATAAACGCCGAAAAGCTTGACGATATAATTTGCGCATCCCAAAGTCTCGCAGCCCCCTCCAGGATCGGACGGCGTTGATCCGCGCGATGCATGGCTGAGATCACAGTAAAAAAAGCAAGGATGTTTTCCACCTCCGAGAAGTCCTCGTCACTGATGAGGCCTCCCTTTACTGCGTCGTCCAGGATGACTTGCTGCCAGCCCTTATCGGTAGGCATAGCAATCGTGGTGGTTCGTCGTATCTCGTCAAATACGCCGTGCTCCACCCCGTCGATGCCCTCCAGCCGCCCGAGGGAGCCCGCAATCTCCCGCATAGCCATCGCCGCGATCCGGGGACCGGCGGTGACATGGAGGCCCTCGTTGTATATCTGCGCGAAGGTTTTACTGAACACTAGCCAGTAACGCTCGAACACTTTCCGGGAGAGCGGAGCCGAATAGACGTAATACGGCTGCGGGACCAACTGGGTTACAGGTTTACCGTCCACGACAAGCGGAGCCCCGTCAGGCCCCAGGACGGGGACCTCCGCCTTGGGCGTCCCCTCGACATCGAGCGGGAGGACGATCTTGAGTTGCTGGTCAATCTTCATGACGATTTTAGTTCCAGAGGTTTGCGTTGACCAGGTAATACCCGGTGGCCTTGACTACATAGCCCGCGTTCTCGCCGCTGAAGTCCTGATCGCTCGGCGGATTGATCGAGCAATTGAGCAGGGAGTACGGGGACAGCGTCGTGGAGTCCGGGCGAACGGTACAATCTCCCAGGAGAGAGCTGAGCTCAATCTGGGACTTGTAGGCATCGGCGAGGGCCTGAGACTTCAGAAGGTTCAGGGTTAGAGACACCATGAGGTAGGCCTCCGGTGACTGTACCACGCCCGTCATCGTCGGGATGGGCTTGGAGGCCGCCCCCTCGATAGCGAGGCGGATGCCCTCCCGGCCCAAATAGGCCGCCGTGACGTTGAGGGCGTTAAAGCTATCCCAGGTGACCGATCCCCGGATACGATTGAGGACGCCCTGGGCAACAAGCGGATTGCCAGCCATAGATCAGTCTCCTTGTTAAACGAAGTCGGTGACGTTGATCACGAACCCGATGGTCACGAAGCCCCGGGCAGTCGTAATCACGGCTGAGAAGCCGTCATAGATGCCGTCCGGGTAGTCAGACGGGTTGGAAGCCACATAGGTAGCAAACGGGATTGCATTGATCACCGCCATACCCGCATAGACCCCGTTTGCGAAATTGACGTCAAACGCTGCTCCGCTTAACTCGGTCTGCTTGACGGTTCCGACAAGGAGGCCGAACGAGACGCCACTCGCCAGAGTGGCCGCAGCCACGGCCTGGAGAGAGTTGATGCCGTCCTGGTTGTAATCGAGCGGCGGCTGAGAGTTTGAGCCGTTGATGACCGCATTCGAGATGTTGAGATCAATATTGATCTGAGCCCAGTCGATGGCGTACCAATACAGGCCATCTCGCCCGTCCATCGTCGTGCCCCAGAACAGGATAACGTCGCTGATCCCGCCCTCGGCTCCGGTGCCCGCCCAGTTGACGTAAGCCGCCTTGAGTGTGGAGAACAGAGCCGCGTTGCCCTTTGTCGGGTAGGGCGTGACCCCGAACCCGTAGGCAAAAGCGAGCGGCTGAGCCTTATTCGTCGCGGACGGGTTCTGGCTGAGCATTCTCCAGAACGGCCAGGCCGCCCCGAACTCGGCAGCGGGGTTCGCGTTCGGGCTCTCGATAAAGACGACCGCAGACTTCATCGTGTTGGTGTAGCCGGTATAGGTAGCCAGCGTTGACGTAATATGAAAATACGTCTTAGCCGTGGTGCTCTCGAACAACGAGATAAACGGAAGTAGCTGCGTCTGCGCAGCGTCCCATTCGCGCGGGAGCAGGTAGCGATAGAAGCAACCCGGGTTTGCGGTGATATAGGCGGACAGAGCCGCGATACCCTCCACCGCCGTCCCGGCCCCCAGCTCCAGAACGTAGACGGACTGCTGGGAACCTTGAGCAAAGAACGTAGCCACCTGAGTATTGAGCTCCAGGCTATCGGTGGGGATATAGGTCCCGGGGGTGCTTGCGGGGGTCGTCCCCGGGTTAACCGCCAGCGGATAGGTGAACGTGGAGGCCCCGGTGATAGTGCACTGAAACGAGCCGTCATACCCGGAGGGCACCGCTCCCGCAATCGTTAGCGGAATAACGTCCCCATTCGTGAGACCGTGCGGAGCCGTCGTGGTTGCCGTCGCCAGATTTCCAGCCCAGGCAATCGAGGCGAGGGCCTTCGGGGTCGCCGCAATCGCCGTCAGGTCCGCGACCTGAGTGATGAGACTGGTATTACCATTCCCCAAGGTCGTGGCCCCCTGAGAGATGATGGCTCCCTTCTTCTGAAGATTGTTCGGTGCCGGAGCCGCGATGACGTTCACAGTTACATTAACAATCGGGTTAGCCATGGTGTCCCGCGCTCCTATTGAGGGGTGAAGCTGATATTCACCGTCTCAATCAGCCTCTGGGCTATATCGAAGACGGCGCTTTGATAGTAATTAACTTGAAACTCTATGGTCTTCTTCTGACCAATGACACGCAGCTCGTTCTGGGTCCGCTTCTCGTCCCGAGGAACCGGCTGGTTCATAACCCCGAGCACACCCGGGTTATCCAGCGTGAACTGATTGACGAAGTCAATAAAGTTCAGGGCCTGTTCGTTGTTGAGTCCAGTCAGCGTGACCCGAACCCGCTCCTGGACGAGTTGATCATGGCTCGTTCCCGCCGTCGTCCCGGCTGCCTTGTAGGTTCCCGGAGCCGTCTCCGCCCCCGGGTTAGCTGCCAGCGGGTAGGTGAACGTGGAGGCCCCCGTAATCTTCGCGGCCACCGTGCCGTTGTAACCCGCCGGAACCGCTCCTGCTATCGTGATCAAGGCCGCCGGAGTAGTAATTCCGTGCGGCGCTGCCGTGGTCGCCGTCACGATCCCCCCGGCCCATGCCAGGGATGTCAGGACAAGGGCCGCCGGGGCAGTCGTTAGCCGGGGGGCACCGCCGAGGGCCTGAGTTGTTTCCGGGAGGATGTGCACCGCAGCATACGGTGGCTCCTCGTTGTCCGGAACGAGGAAGGATGGATAGGAGGCCACGCCCGAGGTCGTGAACCCGTAGCCTGCCACGTAACTGTTGAAGGAGAGCCAGATAGGGAGGCTGTTGGAGACAATAACCTCGTCCGCGTGCAGGTTCGTTCCCGCCGGGACGACCTGGGTCAGAACGTCGTTGTATGTCGCGAACCCCCGATAGTGGTACAGGTCAACCTTCTTGTAGAAGTAGCCCCGAGACGAGAACGCGAACACGAGGTTGCCCTGTGTGGCGATGTAACACTCATTCGGTCCCACGTCGCGGAGGTCGTTGACCTCGGTTAGGGACGTGAAGACGCAGCGGGAGGCCGCATAGTTGTTGCTCTCGTCCTGCCGGAAGTCCGTGTCATAGTGAAGGGACCCGGAGACCGTGATTGAAGTCTCGGCGTCCGCGTCCTGAACCCAAAACACGTAACCGTCCAGCGGGAGGACGGTCCGGTGGTAGAGGTCAAAAACGACATTGCCCATGTCGGACAGAACCTGGACCCCGGTGGCCGCGTCCGCTGCGAAGCTAGTCTTGGCCCCCATCACCTCGTCTAGGGTGGGCATTTTACTTCACCCACGCCTTGAAGCTGGATTGGTACAGGCCGCCGTCGATGAACGAGGGACGCTGATCCCCGCTCTGCTTCTTGAGCCGGGAGTTCACGCCGTCTAGGGAGGCCTGCGTCGGGATACCCTCAATCCCGTCCATCTCCCTGGCGTCCAGGAACTTCCTGAAGCCGTCCTCAATCTTGCTCGTTCCCGTCCCGAACGGGTCCTGGGTAGGGGGAGCCCCCATCAGGAGGCTCTCCAGGGTCCCGGCCATGCCCTCGGCGAGGGCGTCCGCCCCCTCCTGGCCATGCTTCTCCCAGTAGGTCCCCATGATCTCGTATTTGTCCTCTAGGATCACGGCCACGTCGCCTGTGGTCATTGCCTTGTCCCCGTAAGTGTACGGGAAGTCAATGACCCCGAGGTGAAGCTTCATTAGTTGTAGTAAGAGGCGTTGAGGGTCCCCGCCGTGACCCCCACGGCAATGAACTTGATCGTAGCCAGTTGGGGACCCGAGAACGTATAGGACTGCCCAGCGTTCATCGGCACACCAACCGTGGACGTAGGGGCCACCCCGTCGTCCCGGTAGGTCGCGGCCACGCTCGGGGTCACGGTCGCGTAGATCGTGCCCGCCGGGATAGCGGGCAACGCTACCGCTGCCGCGTTGGTCAGGGCCTCGCTCTGAAACCCGAGCGGAGACCCGTTAATCCCACCGGGACCTTGGATGACTACCGAAGCGTTACCTTGAACAACTACTGGGACGTTACCCGAGGCATCGGGGGAAACAACCGGGGGACCGGGAAAGGGGGACATGGGTTTTATCCTTCTAGCTCATGCCCCAATCCGAACCTACGGACTGGGCAATGCCGAGATATCGCTGACCCCAGGGCGTCTTGGCCAGCTGGAGGTCCGCAATAGTGAGGTTCTTCAGCTGGTCAGGGACGACCAGGGACTCAGAGGTGCCCTCGTCCGAAGTGGACGAGATAACCCCGGTCACGAATGAATTGAGGTTTAGCCGCGTTCGGGTGTACGCGAAGAAGGGCTGAGGGGGCTTGGAGCCGGTCACCGGAGGTGCGTTAGCAACATCCTGGGCGATATCGAGGAGGATCGCCCCGGCGAGGTTGTACACGGCAACCAGGTACATCACCGAGGAAGCCGTAGCTATCATTTGATTAACGAGGGCCAGGGACTGCTGGTAAGCCCAGACGAGGTAGATGGAGTCAACGGGCAACACCGCCGTTGCGATCCCCATCTGCTGCTGAACAAAGCTATTGAAGCCCGCCTGAGTTGGTCCCTGGCCCATCGTCGCTATGCCTCGGAGGCGCGGGAGGCGCGGGACTTACGATTGCGTCCCGTTGTCTCGGTGGGCGTCTCCTCTGAAGAGACCCGCACACCCTCGTTGAACTCGGGGTTCGGGTTCTTGTTGTCGGCCATTTCTTCGGCCTGGAGTTCCAGAGCCTTCAGGGCGAGGGGTGTGCCCTCGGTCTGCTGGTTGATCGCATCGCTGGCGGCGACGGCGGCGGCCTTCCGCTGTTGACTACCCCGGAGGATCAACACGTTGTGGTTAAGCAGGAGAACCCGCTTGATCTTCTCGACATTGATATACTTGTCCAGCGAGTAGACGAGCCCGACAAACGGACGCTCGCCCGCGTTGGACTTCTGCTCCACCTCTTGGACGGACTTGAAGCCGTACTTGGAATGCTGCTTGATGATCGCCTCGATATCCTTGGTGGTGAGTTCTCCCGAGAGGAGAACCTGGCGACCGATATCAATGGTCTGCGAACGAGGGGCCGGGATTTCCGGCAGCCGGTAGACGAACTGCTGAACCTGGTTCGTACAGTTGGCAACGTACATCTTAGTCATAGAGGGTAGTCTCCCTTGATTTTCAGAGGAACCGGCCCGAGGAGGTCTCCCCCGGGCCGTAGAGTTCTCTCGGTGCTTACTGGTATTGCATCGAGATAATGGTGATCGCCTCGGGGCGAACGCCCCAACCCGAGGTGATACGCCATTCGGACAGAACGTCAATGGCACCACCCGGCAGCGGTGTCGGGATTTCCCGAGGGGCAGCCATATCGCAGTACATCAGCGTGCAGGCTTCCATGCCCGGCGCCAACTTGGCGAACTCGTTGGTGTTGATCTTTCCGCCGTTGGGCTTCTTCACCTCGGGCATCACGATGATCACCGCGTCGTTCCCGCCGGCACCCTTGCCGATCAGGGTGTCGTCGTAGGCCCAGACAATCTCGTCGTCGTTCATTTCCAGAACGTCCTTCACCATACCGGCGGTGGAGGTTGAACCGGCACCTGCGCGCTGGAACGAGGTGACCTGAACAATGTTCTGGTATTCAAACGCCCCGAGAACGCGCTGCGGTCCGAGGATGACGAACTTGTGGCCGATCCCGAGCTGGTTGGTCCGGGTCTTCAGCGCCGAGAACTGGGTCAGAAGGAACACGCCCATCTGGCCCGGATCGTAGGTTACCACCGTGTCGTGCGCGTTGCTGTCCGGCGGGAGATTGACGGCGGTGGCACCCTGGGTATTCAGGAGGCCCTCGCCGTTTGCCGGCTGGAACCCGTACAGCAGCGCCGCTCGGGCGAGCTGGAAGTGTCCCTGGCGCATGCCGAGGCGCTGGGCCTCGACAATCGACACGCCCCAACGTCCCATCGCCGCCGTGTCGTGGTGGTCGTATTCGCCACGGACGCGGAGGAGATAGGAGGGGGTGCTGATCATGGACATCGTGGTGCTGATCGACGGGAGCAGGTTGTAGGCTGACTGCCCTGCCGCGACCTTCGTGCGCACGTCCATGCGCTTGATGTAAGCATAGAGGTCGCCCTCGGAGAGCCGCGCAAGCGGCTGCCCATCGGCAACGGTTTCAAACGCCCCGGACGCCTGCGAGTAGGGCAGGATGATGTCCGGAGCGATATAGGACGGATTGACCGTCACAAACGAGGCGGCAAGGTTTGCCATAGTCTAGTTTCTCCTTATCAGGTTTTGTCGTGACGCCAGACTAGGGCGATCAGATCAGGATGATGGCCGTGGAGCCCGAACGGTTCCACGTTACAAAGCCGGTGGTGGCACTGTAGACAACTGTCATCGAGCCACCGATGTTGACGTCCATAATGCGGACGGGGAGGGCTCCGCCGCCCTTGAGGATGACACCCGGGGTCGTCGCCGGAGAAACACCGCCCGGCTCCGCCGCCAGGGCGTAGGTGAAGTGGGTATTGTCCGCCGTGGATACGACGGTCACTGAACCGTTGTAACCCGCCGGAACCGCACCCGAGATGTTGGCGTCGTCACCCACCGCCAGGTTATGAGCCGTGGTGGTAACGACCGTAACCACGCCGCCAGCCCAGGTCTGCGACGTAATCGCAATCTGAGCCTCTGCCGCCTCGTAGGGAACGAGACGCTGGTTGACGAAGTCCCAGGAGACCAATTGGGTAATGATGTTACCCTCCAGGTCCACCAGGGCCGGGTCAATAGCGACCGCGATGCGGGCACCCGATCCGAGCCGGTAGAAGTTGACACCCATGCCGTTGCCGGCTGATGGTACCGGGCTCTGCGGGGTCGTGACCATGGAGTGATCCTGGTCAAACACCGAGAAGCCGGTGAGGTCGCCCGCCGCCGGAGAACCGGACACGGCAATCTGGCTGGCACGAACGAGCGTGGGACCCAGGGAAGCGAGCGGCGAACCGTTCGTGCCCGGGGTGGGGACGTTCTCCGAGATACCAACACCACCCCACATGGGGAGGGTCTCGCTGGAGGCGAGAATGCCCCCGGCCAGCTGGTTCCGGATCGCGGGATCATTCAGGGCGGTGCCCTGGATGTAGCCCTCGGTGGTAACATTGAAGGTACCGCCCGCATTGGTCGTAACGGACGGATTGAAAGCGATGGACATTTGGTCTTTCCTTGCTACAGGCCGCTGAGGCGATTAAGCCCCGGGTGGGTGGCTGTGGTTAGCGGTTACGGATGCCGGTGAGGCGGCGGCGGTGACCCGAGAAACCATCCATCCAGGCCCTCGGCTGACCACGGAAGGTAGAGACCTGGCGGCCAGTAACGTCCGGCCTACGTGTCTCCATGAGGGTATCCACCGGCACATCCGCCGGAGAATTGCCTGCGCGCTCCGCGTCGGCATAGATGACCTTCTCCACCGCCTCGAACATCTTGAGGCCGTTGTCATCGTCCGCAATCGCCGAGAGGTCCACGTCCTTGTAGGCCGGGCTGTGGACCTTGAGTGCCGACGCATTGCGGCGACGGTACTGGAGAAGGTTCTCACCGGGCAGGGGCCGGGGGGCGGACTTGCCGAAGGTGGACCAGATGCTGTCCGCACGCGACTGAGCGTCAGCCATGGCGTTCAGCTCGTCATCCGACATCGGCTTGGGGATTGCATCGGCCAGCTTCTGGATGCTGTCCCGGGTCTCAGCGTCCGCCCTAGCGCGGTCCGCCTTCTCCTTCTCCTCGGCGTCCTTCCGGGCCTTGTCCGCCTTCTCCGCCTCGGCGTCCTTCTTGGCCTTGTCGGCAGCGACCTGATCCGGATCACCCGCCTTGCGCTTCTCCTCCGCCTCGGCATCGGCCTTGGCCTTCTCCTTCGCGTCCCAGGCGTCCATACGCCCAGCCAGCGAGTCAACGCAGGTCAGAAGCTTGTCCAGCTTCTGACCGGCCTCGGCGTCCGCCTTGGCGCGTTCTGCGTCAGCCTTCTCCTTGGCTTCCTTCTCCTCGGCGTCCTTCCGGGCCTTGTCCGCCGCTGCAATCTCGGCGTCCTTCTTGGCCTTGTCGGCAGCAGCCTGTTCTTCGGGGGTCATGTCGTCGTCCTTTCTGGTTTCAAACTCAATGCCTCTCGGCTCCCCGCCCTTATCCCAAACTCCCTTTGGACAGATGGCGAGATGGTCCAAAAGGTTAGGATCACCCTCGATCAGAACAGTCTCCCCACCGTCTAAGGTGATCTTGCTGTTCGTGGTCTTGGGGTCTCGAAACACAACTGACGGGGAGGTGGAGAGTTGACCTGTCTCCAGCATCCTGATAGTTGTGTCGTCGTAAACTTTTGCGATGCCCCATACCTCGTCACCCTTGATGTAGGGGACGAATATGTTGCCCACGATCCGGTCGCCGAACTCCTTGCTGTCCAAGGTGGCCTTCTCGGGGTGCTCCAGGATCACGTTGAGCCCGTTACACCGCTTCAGGAACGTGTCGTTGAGGTAAATCTCCGGCTTGCGGAACACGTACTCCTTGATGCCCCGGCGGTAGGCCATCCCGGTCCCGGTGATGCGCATATCGAACATCGCCATATTGTGGTGGTACTGTGGCGAGAGAAGATCACCCCGGACCATCGCCTCGGCGATATCCAGTTCATTCATCGAGAGCCGGGCGAGCGAGATGGCAACGCCCGGGTGGAGCGGCTGGGGAGGCCGGTTAGCCGGAGCCCAGGTGTAGGCCGTATGCTCGCCGTCCAGCTTGACCTCGAATGGGGCTTCAATCTTCTGGGCGTAGGTCGTGAAGTCGATGACGGGGCCCAGCGGCACGGCGGGACTCAAGGGAGGAGGCGCAGCCGCCGCCGTGCCATCTGGCGCCGTGGGGACGGCGACCTCGTAAACCTTTTTGGTACGGGTGAGCAGGAACAACTCGCCCTTCGGAGCCACGCCCGTCTCCTCACGACATTCGCGGCGGGCGGCCTCCTTCGCGGTCTCTCCATCCTCCAGCTTGCCGCCGGGCAAACACCATTCGCCCGCGTGGTCACCCTCACCTGATCGCTGGAGGAACAGCACCAGCCGGTCCTGGATTGGGACCCCGGACTTGCCGGCGATAAACGCGATGCCGGCTGCCGTGATGATGGGAGAGAGGGGGCCGCTCAAACGAACACCGAGGCCCAACGCTTCTCTTCACCAGAAAGTGTTTCCTTCACCTTCTTGATAGCTTCTTCGGCGGAGGCCGCCTTTTGGTACACCTCACGCTCCTTATCCTTGATCTTTATGAACACCTTGAAGGTCTTCTCCACCTCAGCATCCATCCGGCACATCTCCCGGTCCACGTAGGCTCCGAAGCGGTCCGCGATCCGGGCGACGGTGTCGGCGACCTTGTCCAGCACCTCGGCGTCCATCCGCTTGCCCGCGCGCTGGGTGTCGGTCTGCGGGACGCCCTTGTCACCGTCCTTCTTCGAGTTCTCAGCTTCACTGTACCCGTTGTTCCAAGAACGAGCCGAGACTGATCCCACGGGATACGGATTATCTGAACGAGACTTCCCGGCCTTCTGCGCCGAGGCCCCTTCGTCTCTCGTGCCGGCACCATCAGCCCTTCGCTGGGTATCGGTGTCGCCGTCCTTCCGAGAACCACCAAGGATATGATCCGCCTTAGCCTTGGCCTCGGCCATAGTCTTGAACCTCTTGATGAACGTCATATTGTCGTAATACAAGTCAAAAGAACCCTTGTTCTCGACAATCACAAAATCTCGGTAGCGGGTGACGTCCGCATGAGCGTCCGCCTTCGCAGCTTCCTGCTTCTCGATGGAGCTGATCTTGTAGTGTGGGTACTTCTTGGAGTGCTGCTGGTAGAACGCCGAGTTGGCCGCTCCCTCGGACATCTCCTCGCCTTCTACCATTTCCTCAAACTTGTCCGTCTTCTCCTTGGCGGAAGGATTGTAAAAGGTCCCGGAGACCTTGTACTTGGTCACCTTGCGGGGATCGGTGTCCTTTTCATCAGCCATCCGCTATTCCCTTCTGTATCTGTTGGGAGCCCACGCACAGGGTGAGCCACTCGTTGAACTTTTTGTTATCCACCGGAAGCCCGAGCCGTTCCTGGAACTCCCGGATCAGCTTGGCCTTCTCCACCGGGTCCGCTACCGCCTTCACCGGCTTGCGGACCTCGGGCTCGGACCTCGCCCACAGCTCAGAGACGCTCATGACGCCAAAGCCCGGCGGGCGAGGGCAAGTTGCTCCTCGCCCTTCTTGGTTAACATCTCCGCCGGGAGGTCCCGAGGGTTGTACAGGTACTGCGCATAGCAGCGGCAATAGGGTTCTTCAGCCACGGCGGTCACGTTGTCGTACCATCCAGCCGGACCCGGCTTGACGAGGCCTCGCTCAGTGGCCCAGCTATTCCGGAGGAGGTAGACCTCGCCATCCCGCTCCTTGTGGTCCTCACGGTAGTTGTACCCGGCCTGACGCCAGTGCGAGTGCCACACCAGAGCGATAGCCCCCCCGCCCGCCGCCACTACCTCGTTGATCGAGGCGGTCAGCTTGTGGCCCTGGTCGATGAGCACCCGGCGCTCCTCGAAAGTGTGCTGCTTCAGGGCCTTGGTAATATCAGCCTTCACCTCGGGCTTGTCCGTGGTTCGGGACGGACCCTTGGGCAACGAGGTAGACCAGCCCTGGAACCGCTGGAGGGTCTTCTCTATGGTGGCGGCCTTTTTCAGCTTGATCAGTTCAGCCGAGGCCAGTATGCGGCGGTTCAACTCCGCCCGCAGCTCCGGCCTAACCCGATCCACCGTAAACATCGCAACCCCGGGATGGTACCGCGCGATCTGTCCCTGGTCCACCAGCCGCGTGTAGATCAGCGTCAGGTAGTTCGAAAGCATCTGCTGGAGCCGCTCCGGAGAGGCGGACGCCCGCACGGCGGCCTTGCGCACTTCCTCGGTCCAGTAGTTGACCCGATCCATCGAATCAAAACCATGCTCTACGAGGTCGTTGACCGCCGCCGTGATCGTGTCAAAGTATTCGCGCTGCGGACCCGCCATCAGTTAGCTCGATGCTCCAGCATCCCACGCACCGTCGTAGAGCCGCCGCCCCGGAGCAACCGCAGGCGAGGCTTCTTCTGGAGCCGCTCCACCGCGTCGTTGTAGGCGGACATCGCCGGGCTGACCCGATCCGCCTTGGCCTCGCTCTCCCCCTCGTTCCTCGGCTTGGGCTCTCCGCCCTCGGCGTTGTCACCGCCCATGGCCATAACCGGGGGGACGTATTCAGCGAGGGCCTTGTAGTCCAGCGTGAGCGGCGAGGTGAACAGGAACTTCATATCATTGAGGTTGTCCGCCAACCACTCGATGACTACGGCCTTGTTCTCCGGGTCCATCGCGGGGAGGAGGCTCTCCACGATGGCGATGGCCGCCTTCAGCTTCACGTCGTCCACCTTAACCTTCTCGCTGTCCGGCTCGGTGAGCAGGTTCGGCCACTGGGCGGAGAAGGAGTTGGTCCAGTCAAAGAACGCCTTGGTGTAGGGCACACTGCCGTAGGTGTCCGGGAACTCCTTCTGGATCGTCTTGTAGAACTCCGGGTTCCAGGCCCGGTACATGACGATCTTATCAAAGAACTTGTACAGCGGGGACATCTGGACCCGCACCCGGTCGATGTAGCGGGCGACGGCCTTGGCGTCCTCGGAGCCGTCCGCGAACCCTTCCGCGAAGGTCTCCGAGTTGAGCAGCATCGCGGGCATGTCCGCCGAGACGGCGATATTCTCCAGAATGTTCTTGCGCGCTAGGCTATAAGCGCCGTCAAGGTTCTGCATGTTCAGCGTTTCGATCTTCTCGTTGTCGGTCGCGCTGATCGAGATGACGTTGTTGGTCTCCGCCTCCTTGAGGAGGGCTCGCTTCACCCCGGAGATGGAAGCCATCAGGTTGTTGATCACGGACCCGGCCTGCTTCAGCGAGGCGATCAGTACACCGGCCTTTTTCGTTACCATGTCGTCCGTGATCATGGACTGAACGAAGGACTTCAGCGGGAACAGGGCTCTCTGATAGACCGAGCGGCCCAAGTACCCGAACGCGGACACGGTGTAGCTGATATAGATCGGGCTCTCATTCAACATGACGACGGTGCGGGAGCGGTGGTACGTCGTCCCCTGGACCGTGACCCCCTGAGACTTCTGGAAGTCTATCGCGTTGGGGTCCTGGTTCCGGACCTGAGAACCCGAAGTGTTCAGCGGGTCCCAGCTGTTGAACCCAATGGTCAGCTTGGACAGGTTCTTGTAGTCAATGGGCCGGTCCGCCGGGACGCCCTCGGCCAGCAGACCAATCGTCGCGATCCCGTAGGCCCGAGCCAGGCGCATCGTGTTGAAGATATGACCATCTGCGCCGATGGCCTCCCACTCGTCCAGGAAGGCCGCCCGGATGCGGTCCTCGGGGCTGTTCGGGATCGTGATCTCACGCTGCTGGCTCTGAGCCAGGTTGATCGGGCTCTCGGCCATCTTGGCCCCGAGCGGGTGCTGCGTGTAGATCGTCTTACAGGTCTGATAGCCGGGCTCGGTGCCCGGCTCAATCTCGTCCGCCCGCAGCAGCTCGGAGAGGGAGCCGTTCAGCGTGGATTGGTTGGTGCCGAGGACGCTCAACGTAACAAGCCTCGCAGCAGGGCACGATCCGCTGGAGTTACACAGAACGGCTCGGCGACCCTAAGAGGGCAGGCGACGTAGTGACCGTCCTTGTCGTGGTAACCAGAGGGCAGTATCCACCCATAGGACGATCCCACATAGGTGGCACACGGCGCACAAGGCTTCTCCGCATGAGCCGCTGACGCGGACAAAATAAGGAGAGCTAAGGTTGTTTTTACCATAGATCAGGGTTCCCTATCGCTATGGCGATCCCATAGCAGAACGTGTCCAATAAATCGTCCGCCCGGGTCGCGGCCTTCTTATCTCCCACCCGGAACCCGGTGACCTGGCTGACGAGGTGGTTCTGGCTAACGTCCTTGTATACCATCACCTTGTCGTAGGCCTCCTGGCTCAACTTGATCTTCCCGTTGTATACGTCGCCGGAGACGTTGATACACCGCTCGTCCTTGCCCATCCCGGTCAGCTTGCCGTTGATCGGGTGAGCGGGCCATCCTCGCTTCAACGCCTGCTGGAGGAGAACCATGCCCGTTGACTTATCCTCGATGTGCACCCCGAGGGAGCCGTTGCGGGCCTTACAGACCCGGGCCAGCTCCTCTAGCCTCTGAAACACGGTAGGGAGCCAGGTCTCTAGCAGGCTGCCCTCAATCTGTAGAATGTCCCAATCCAGAATGACGAGCGGGGCGGGCACGTTGTTAATTAGGCCCCAGAACGTCACCGCCGTCCCGTTGTTGTCCTTGCCGGTCTTCACCGCCGTGTCGATGACCGCGAACACCCCATCAACCCGGGGCGGCCTCGGGACCGGCTTGTTGTTGACCAGCAGCTTGTCCAGACTGAAGAACGCCACACCAGACCAGTCCACGAACTCGGCGAGGTATTCCTGCCGCCAGACCAGTGGGTGGCTGTTCGCCTTCTTGTTCTCCAAGAACTGCTTGGAGAGGAACGGGTTACGCGACGAGGGTGCGTGGTACTCACGAAAGTGGAACTTGCTTCCTCGTCCGTCCGGCCCCGGGGTGTCGGCACCACCGGGGGAGATGCGGTAAAGGAAGTTGTTCGGGTTCACTCCGTTCGTGTTGGAGCAGACCAGAACCGATCCGTTGTAGTCCGCCAGGGTGGGCTCAATAGCCTTCTCCCATTGGTCCATCATCGTCTCGTCGTTCGTGAAGGCTCCCTCGTCAATCACGATCCGGTGGTACTTGCGCGACCGGCCTGCGTCTAGGTTTTCCAACGTCCAGAAGTCGATCCGCCCGCCGGTGACCGTCCGTATCACGCCGTCTGTCTTGGATGCGTGAAGCTTGATCGGCTCCAGCATCTGGCTCAGCTCGTAGTAGACCTCCGCCATGATCTTGTAGGAGGGAGCGAACCAACCAACATTCTGTCCCGAGGCGAGGCCGCCGTAGTTGGCACCGCCTATCGCCCACTCACCGCCGTAGGTCGTCTTGCCGTACCGGCGGCCACAGCGCAGGATCGCGTATTGCTCGTCAGCCAGCGTCTCAAACGCCTGGAGCTGGTCCGGGTAGAGGTCCGGCAGCTCCATCTTGAAATGAACCTCGGGGCCTCGCTCACTCTTCAGCCTACGGCCCGCAGCGGTACTCATTTCTTGGGCGGTGACCTAGACATGCCACCGACAACCTCCACCACGATCTTGCGCGGCTGATCCGGGTCCCAATCGCCCGAGCCGCCTCCTGAGCTCTCCTTCGGGAACATCCCGAGGTGCTTGCCGAGGAGGTTCAGGGCCTCCACCTTGGAGGCCAGCTTGAACCGAACGCGCTCGGTGTTGGCCACGTGTTCGCGGTCCTTACCGTATCCCTCAAATTCCTTCCTGACATCCACCGTAACCTCGGTGACCACCGCCAGCTTGTCCCGCCCGATATCGCCGAGGAGCCGGAACCGAGGGCCAGAGCCGTCGTCCACGAGGTAGTCATCCATGTTCGCAAAGCCGATCTTCGCGAACTCCTGGATGACCCGATCCAGCGTGACGTCGTGCTTAGCCTGTAGCTTGACCTGGCGCTCGGCGACATACCGGGCGACGTTCGGGCGGCTCAGGACCCAGTTGGCCTGGGAGGAGGCTGACGGAGCCGGATATCCGGCCTTGATCGCAGCGTCCTGTCCCGAGGTCCCCGGCACCAGGTAGAAGTCCGCTAGGGCCTTCATCTTCTTTGATAGGGGCCTATCCTCGGGGGCTCGCTTCTTGACCCCCGCTCCAGGTGCCCGGGGTTCACCCTTCCGGGCCATCACATCAGCCTGTGGTGTTTAGGACGGCCTGGCGGAGGTCCTCGTACATCTCAGCCTTGGTCTTGGGTGCGTGGCGCATAGGCTTGTCGTAGTTGCGCCGCCTCATCTGAACCACACTGCCACTCGGCAGCCGCCGATCCGGATCGTGGCTCTGGGTCACGTGTCGGATATCGCTGCGGGTCCGCGTCCGGCTGCCCCGGGGGGCTCGCTTCGCGACCTCGTACACCTTGCCCTCATCCTCCATGAAGGTATCCACCCCCACCACCAGGATGACCCTCTCCAGGATTAGGCCGAGCAGGGTACGCCCTGAGAGACCCCGCTTGACGGCCTCCGCCTTCAGGGTCTCCCGGGCCTTGAATGATATCTCGGTGTTAAGCTGGTGACCCACGACATCCTCTCTCTGGTTTGGGCAAGCTACCGCCGGACCCCTGGACTGGGGGTTATACCGATGACAGTGAGGGAACGGGTAGCCCGGCCTTGGCCGTTGTTAGAGGGCTACCAGGTCCTCCTCACGCACCACGACGCTCAGCTGCTTCCCAAGAAGGCGCATGAGCACTGCGCACCGCTCCTGGGGTTCTTGATTCTGGTATATGACTGTGGAGCCTCGGTTCCCGGCGAGGGAGCCGTTGACTAAACGTAGGCGCTGCCCGTTCCGGAAACGCGGCTGGGTCAGCACGCGGGGGAGCCTGATCAGCCCGTCCGGGGCCTCGGCGTCCTTCCAACGGTCAACTTCTTCATCCTTAATCAAGCCAGGCCGGAGCCCCTCCATGAGCACATTCGCGATCCCACGCGTGCTCCGGATTGGACCCCATTCGGCCTGGAACTTGACTAGCAGATAGCCTGGAAATAGAAATTCTGGTTTTCCGAAGTCTCCAAAGAACCGGGGGGCGTAGGGCTCAAATGACTGAGCCTTCAGGTTGTCCTGCGCCTTGGTCAAACCTCCAGGTTGTAAGGTCGTGACCATCCACATTCCCAGTTCAGCTCCCTCGGTTGATGAGGGGCAATTCCTAACCGATCTCAAAAACAAAGGCAAGCCCCCGGCCCCATCAGTCAGGTACCCCAGCAATTGTCGCCCGCGCCTTACGCGGAGGTACGGATACGCGCGCGCTAGGCCTACTTTGGGGTATAGCGGACCTGCATACCTTAACCCCCCGGTATAAATACACTTTTCACCTCCATCAAAAATCCGTTATCCTTTTTCTGATATGTAGGAGAGCGGACCCACATCTATTGATTTTCCACGATATTCTTTACCAAGCCACTCTCGCGGCACCCCTCGGTTCCTGGACCACGTTCCCTAATCGTTCCGCAAAAAACCACCCTGGTAAGCGGATTAAGCGGACCTTTTCACGAGAACGAAACGGGAATAACGGACCTAAATTTATTTTGTGGACCCCCTAGACTTGGGTCATGGCCCAGGTATATGCACTCTACCCGTAGTTAACCGTTCGTAGAAAATGCCTAACTCAAGGGGGAACAACTTTGCTACCAAAATATCTTCCAGTCATACAATCCTTCTCGCCCGGGGTCGCCCGAGCCCTCCAAATCAAGCTAAACCTAGACGCGAACCTCCCACTCTGGGATGCTCTCGTCCTTAAGCATCTCGGTCAGGCCGATGTGGTCCTAGAACTGCTCCACCTCAGCCTCCTCCCCGAGGTAGAGGCCCTGATCGGGCACCCGATCCAGAAGCTGCCGCCCCGGCCTCCTAAGCCCTACCCGCTCCTCCCGAGGCGCAAGCCCTCGCCGGACGACCGGCGGATTATCTCGGTGGTTCAGAACCCGAGGCTCCCCACAACACCCTCCTTCTACCGCTATCAGTACTTCATCCCGGGGCAGACCCTCGGCTCGGCTCTGCGACGCGGAGCCACTCGCCGGGATATCCGGGAGGCATTCAAGAACAACTGGGTCACCGTCGCGGAGATGAGAATATGAACGGCTGTAACTGGGTTAAGGCCATCTGCCTCCCGAGTAAGGACCCGATCTGGATCAACCTCAACTCCGTCTTCTCGATGATGGTTATCTCGCAACAACACCACCCCTCATACACCCGGGTCTGGTCGGGAGACCAGTCCATTGGCCCCACCCCGAAGGACCCGGAACGCGCGTTCATCCCCCTGCCCCTCTGTATCGACATCGAGGAGACCCCCGAACAGCTGTTCATGAAAGCGTTCGGCTCGCTCCCAGGAGAGACCCAATGAACACTGCCACACCGAAGCTACCGGAAATGAACCTCACGCTCATCGTCCGGACCATGTGCCTCCAGCACGTCTACCACTTCCGCCGGGGGGACGAGGCACTCAAGGCCCTCCATCGGTGGGACAACGACCCGTTCACGGTGGACGTTCAGCTCTCCAATAAGGTCCCCGATCCCTCGGGCAAAATGGAGGAGGTGGACACCCCCTTCGGGCGGCGGCTCGCCCCGGTCCTGAAGGACATCCTGGTCTGGAGGTCCACCGATACGATACCGCGCTGGACGACGCAGGGTAAGAAGGCCCGGCTGAAGGCGGAGGCCGTCCTGGCCCAACAGAAGGAAGACCTCAGTGGGTAGCTTCAGCGCGTTCATGTCGGGCCGCCGAGCCGGGAAGACGACCCGCATGCGGGCGGCCTTTGACCTCGTGGGTGGCCTCCCGCTCAAGCGGCTCCGGTTCGTCTACATGGACCCGAAGGACGGCCTCACCGCTGTAGCCTGGGAGGCCTCGGGCGAGGTCCGCACGATCCCCGCAGGCGAGTACACGAAGCTGGAGGACGAGTGATGGCCCTCATCTATCAATTCCCACGCCATCGCCTCGTAGGCCGGGACGTCAATTGCAACTGCTGGGCCTCGGAATGCGTGATCTGCTCCGGTGGCCTCGCCTTCTGCGACGTATGCCACGGAGCCGAGGGCTCGCTCCCCACCTGCTGCCCCGGGGAGCGCATGCCGGCCTGCGTAGAAATGGCGGTCATGTTCGGACACTGCGACTACGACGCCCGGGACGGCTGGATCCAGCGTAGCAACGCGGAGCCTAAGCGGCGATTTGCGAGGCAAACATGAAGCACCATATCGTACTAGTCACCGGCTCCGGTGGAGCGGGCGGGATCGGTCTGGCGGCAGCCGCCGAGTTAGTTGTTGCCACAATGGATTACGGACCCCTGGAGGCCCGGATCATACTCCACGAGCTGGGTGTGACGCACTTTCCTCCTCCTCCTATTATCCCCAAGCTACGTTATCAGGACGAGCGAATGTACGGCAGGTCCCACCCTCGTCCGGTCAACGCTCGCCCTCACAAGACCTACCGCATCAAGGGAGTTCAGCCATGACCCTCGCCCTCGCCCTCTTATTTTGGACCACGATCCTCATCCAGGGCTCGATGATCGTGGGGCTTAGCCGCTACGGCACGCGCTGGACGTGGCCGGAGCAGATCGTCACCGGCTCCTACACCATTTGGGACCTCCAGACACTACAACCAAAGCGGCGTCCCCTCTACGGTCCGGACACCGAGAACCTAATCACGTTCTGGTTCACCTGGCTTTCCATCCCCCTCGCCTCCCTCAACGGGTACCTCGTCCACTATCTCACCCACCACCTCTCCGTCTCCAGTATTCTGAAAGGACTTGACCTATGGCTTTGACCCATCTCGCACGCGGCCTCCTCTGGGGAGCCGCCCTCGCTCTGACCTTCCTCGCCGTCACCGCTGCCCGGGCGGAGACCATGGTAGTAGAGCGGATTGTCCCCCCGGGTGCGATCCTTTCCTACAGCGAGGGTGGTCAGGTCGTCCGCACGCTCAATATCCCGGAGGGCCGGGTCCGCGTCACCATCGAGTTTAGCGGCGGCGGAGGCCCCGGCATCCACGTGGGACACAGGAGGAAGCGTTGAGTATTATCTGTAACGGCTGTCTCCAGCTGATCGTCCCGCTCAAGGAGCCGCGCTATACAGGCCGGGAGCCCGAGGAGCACTGGCACTATAAGTGCTGGGAGATAGGACGGCCCGAGCCGACGAACGTACAGACGCTGGCGGCTCAGCTGGCTACGTCCACGCTCAAGGTAGAGCGAGCCTTTGGTGAGCTGAAGCGGAGATTGAAAAGTGTCGGATGAGGATTACGAGCCCTGCTCCCGGGGCTTCAACTATCCACCCTACCCGATCCCCTTCAAGGGACCTCCGGGTTGTACCTGTAACACGACCCGGGAGCGTGACGCCTGTTACGAGGCCTGCGAGCCGCTCACACATGTACGCAATCGCGGGGCTCGGTCGTTCGTCACGCTCCTCTGTGTCCTCATTGTTCGTCCTGTTCGGGGCGGCGGGGGTGTTAATTGGAAAAGCTTTTCTCCATGGCCACTACTAAGACGACCGCCAAGAAGCGACCCCGGGGTGGGGCCTCTGTCCCCTGCCCCCAGTGCGGAGCCCCCAGCCGGGTTACAGACACCCGGCGGATTACCCGGAGCTGTATCCGGGTCCGCAAGTGCCAGGGCAGACAGCCCCATGTATTCACTACGGAGGAGAACCCCACATGAACGATGATTTGACTATGATGCCCATCGTCTATCCCGGCTCCTATCGGTTCGCGGAGGAGGTCCAGCGCCTCCGGAGGGTGGGGCTCTGCGCCTTTGTCATCGCGGTTCCGATGGAGATGATGGACGGTCACAACGACCGATGCGTCACCAATCACGGCCTGTCGCTCCGGGGCCTGGCTAACCGGGGCGGATGCTCCGCCCGGGACGCCCTGGCGATGCTCCAGGACAAGCACCCCGGAGAGCTGGGTAATAAGGATCAGGCCGTTTACCACAAGATGCTCCTGAGGGAGATACACAATTGGGAACTCGTCCATGGATGACCGTGACGGCGAGATGCTCAAGAACTACCGGGGCCGCCGGTACCTGATCTGTACCTTAATCAACGATATCGGGAAGGTCATTGACCACCTCGGCGAGGAGGACGGGACCCAGCTCCCGATCCCGGGCACGAAGTTCCCGGAGCCCCCGAGCCAGCGACATAAGGACGAGCTACACAACCTGGCCACGGTCCTCCTCCGCCAAGTCATACAGTGGAACGACGGCGGTATGTCCCCGCATCGCCTCCAGAGGTTCTAACTCCGAGGACTGTCAAGTGGTAGAGAAGGACGGCGGCCTCCGGGGCCTATTCCGGGAGCGGCTCATCGTTGGGTTTGACTGGCAGTCCGTTGAGTCCGCGCTCACCGGCGGCGGCATCCCCGATCTCAACGGCAAGCCGAAGGGAGCCCCCGAGGTCTGGGTAGAGATGAAGCAGACCAAAGAGTGGGCCGTCACGCTAGAGGTGGAGCAGGTAGGTTGGGTGCTACGACGTATTCGCTACGGGGGCCGGGTCTTCGTCGCAGTCCGCCGGAGATGCACCGCCGGCAAGCGGAGAGTGGCTGCCGACGAGCTATGGCTGCTGCGGGGTAGCTTTGCCAAGGAGCTGAAGCGCGAGGGCCTCCGGGGCTGCCCCCCGGCTGCCGTGCTAGGCGTCTATGCCGGGGGGCCGAGCGTTTGGGATTGGGTGAGCGTCAGGAAGCATCTCCTAGTATCACCCACCTAGTTTTTACCAACTATCCGGGATCGGGTTGTTGTCACTCTCGGCCCAGTTGATAAGTTCCTCGGCTTCCTTTTTGAATTGTACCGGGTCTGTTGTGTACAGGGATTTGACCTGTTCTACCTTTTTCCCAACTCGGTCCCGGACCTCTCCTCCCGCCATAAACGCCCGTCCGCCGATTGAGTCCACTTTGTCGTACAGAATTGCTAGTTCAGGTTCTGACATCTTCTCCTCCTTTTAGTTGTTTCAGGAACCGGCGGACACTCGCCAGGGCGTTGAGGCTCTGGCGGCTCCCGCCTGCGTTGTAGTCCTCCGGGAGGACGGCGACGAGCCGCCCTCCGATCCGGAGCTGCTTATGCTTCGCGCCGTGCTCTACGGTGTACGTCACGCCCTTCAGGAGAGCCTCGATGCGTGGATCCAGTTTTACGTTTCGTTTAGTCATACCATGGCATCCTGGGCACTGTTGGCTTCTTAGCCTTCCGGGCGGCTCGGGTTTGAGTAGCCTTTAAGGCTACTCGGTCCTTGTCCGGCTCGGTGCTATCCGTCATCCGCGTCCGCTTCAGGGAGAGCCCGGGACCCGGGCCTCCAATGTTGGAATAGGGGCTCTGGAGCACTTTGTCCCGGGTCCCGGGCCTAACTCGATAGCTCCCCATCTTCTGGTCCCCCAATCTCGTCCAGGATGTCGTTTAGCTCCTGACGCTCCAGGCTCTCCTGCCGCAGCGCCTCGTCCCAAAGCCGCCCGTCCCGGACCCGCAGGATGTTGTTCTCAATCAGGTCCTGGATCACCGAGGGCTCCAGGGCGTCCAGCTCCCAGCTCGCATCGCCGTACAATCTCTGATAGTCTGCGAAGCGACTATCTGTGATCTTTGCAGGATTGGGCGGCGGATTGTACTGCTGCACCTGGTTCATGTTCAATGCGAGCCGGACGACCTGGACAGGCGTCCCGGCGAACATCGAGAGCCGGGCCGTGTTGTCCCGGGTCACATCTAGGCCCGAGGGATCGTGATCCCCGAAGTGGAAGATGATGGGGCGCTGGCCCTTCTGGATGTAGCCCCGGAGACGCTGCCCGGCTCGCCACTGTTCCGATTGCGAGACGTAGCCCCGGCAGGCAAAGAAGTCCACCCGGAGCCGGTTACAGATTTGTCCCACTACGTCGCTGAGGGCGTCCTTCTCTACCCAGACCTCGGGCCGGATCGGCTGATCTTCCCATAGGTCCCGGCGATAGGACTGTCCCCGGAGCGTCTGGATCAGGGCCTGGGGGCTGTGATAGGTAGTCAAGCCCATCAGGTTCCGGGTCCGGTCCTCGATAGCTGTCCAGGACGTGAGCCCGGCCAAGCGAGCATCCGAAATGAGATTTCCCAGGCGATTATAAGACGCCTGTGAATTCTCGATCAGGCCCCGGGCCACGTGCTGGTAGTAGAGCTGGCGGAGCGTGAGCTGGAAGCCCTTGCGATCGTACTCCTCGATGATCTGGTTGGCCTTGACGATGGCGTCCAGGGCCGCCGGGCCGAATTTCCTGGGAATGTAACAGCGAAGATGTTCGCTCATCGCAACGCCCTCGGCTTAGTGGAGGTTCCGGCTTGTGGATCAATCGAGATGGACGCCCCCTTGTCCTTCCCCTCGTAGTAGTAGTTGGAGCCCTGGCGGCGTTCGGCGGGCGTCTCGGATCGCCCACGCCAGCGCCCGGTCCGCCGGGAAGCCGCTCGCTCCGCCGCCCGCTCCTTGGCCAGGCGCTTCTTCTCCTCCTTCGCGGCCTCCTCGGGGTGGGCAGCGGCCCACTCGGCTTGCGCGGCCTCAGCGGCGGCCTCGGCGGCGGCCCGGGCGGCTCTCCGTTTCTCCCAGCCCTCGCTCCACTCCCGTTCTCTCTTTTCTTTTTCAGCCCAGGACCCCTCGCCGTGCAGGAAGTCATAGTTGGCCTCCGCCTCGGACTTCAGCACGTCCCGGATCGTGAGAGCCGTGGCAGTAGAGACACCCGCTCGTGCCGCCCGCTCGGCGGCAGCCCGATCCCGCTCGGCCTTCTCGTCCTGCTCCCGCTGCTGCGCCCTGCGCCGTTTCCGCAGCTTCTCGGACACGGCCTCGGCCATACCTTCCCGGTAGGCGACGGCCTCCGAGGTAAACCGCTGCGAGTTGACCGGGAACCGCTCCTGCACGAGCCGCTCGATAGTGCCCTGGATGTACTGTGCCATCACCCGGGTAGAGGTCGCGTTGACCGTGCGACCGATAATCCGGTGCTGGAAGGATATCTTACGCTTGCCGGTGTACTGGGGCTGAGACGACCAGCCCACGGTACCTTTGACATGGGTAATCGTCCGGGTGGAGAAGTACATACAGAAGTTGATCGAGGCGATCTGGTCCCACAGCTCTCGCTCGTAGGTGTACATGCCTCCCCGAACCCGGCTGTCCTCCCGCTTCCCGGAGGTCTCCCCGCCCTGTTCGAGGGTGGAGAGGTCTAGGTTGTAGGCGGCCAACATCTCCATCGCCCGGGCCGTCGCCGAGGCGGCCTCGTGCTCGTTCGGGTTCTTGGCCGCCAGGTTGAGAAGCTTCTGGACCGTCGCCGTTACCTTCTCCAGGTCTACCTGGTCTTTGGTCTTCTCCGACATCACTTGACTTCCTTCATCAATTTGAGGCAGCGCGGGCAGGTGACGCGGGTCGCGTCCCGGACGACGTGGGCCTGGGACCGGGATCGGCTCCAGGAGACCTTTTTCTTGACTGGAGCGCACAGGAAGGTGGAGCTGTACTCTCCCAGCTTCTTATGCATGTGGATCGGAGGCGGAGTGGCTTCCCGCTTGGCCTTCTCCTCTAGCGTGCCCTTCTCGGCCTCGCTGATCGGCTCGCCCACCGGGCGGTACCGCTCGCCGGAGATGTGGCCCTTGCCGAAGTTATGGGAGGTGAGCTTGGGATTGTTGCGGAGCCAGCGGCGGCAATCCCCGAGGAGGTCCCCCGAGAAGCGGAGAGTTTCCCAGGGACGCCCGCAGGTGCGGCCCCGGGTACCCCATACCTGACCGGCGGCGGTCTCGTTCGCGAACTGGCGAACCTACGCCTCAATATCCGAGGCGGTTAGGTAGAAGGTCCGGGCCGAATTAAAAGGTTTCTTGCCCACCTTCTTCTCGTAGGCTACATCCTCCTTGCGCTGCTTGAGGTTGTCTTTCCAGCAGAGGTCCCAGGCGGCCTTGATCGCGGCGGCTCGGTCAAACTCGATGCGCTTACCCATCACAGCACCCCGGTGGTAACGAGGGCGATGACGATGAGGGAAGCGAGGGTGCCGAGGGCGAGGAAGATGTCCACGACGTAGGTCTGAATAACGCCCGCAAGGCGTTCGGATTTGAGATGGAAAGACATGTGACCCTCCTGAGGTCGGTTACTTGGTGAGTGATTCGAGACGAGCGAAGGCGTGACGGCGAACCGTCATGAGAGGTCCGTTGACGTTCCGTTCTTCCCAGGGCATAACCGGCTGGTTGACGTAGTCAAGGAGTTCCTCTCCGGTCATACCATCCACCTTCGCAATGTGGGCGGCTACGATCTTCTTGGTGAGGGTAGCTAGGTTGGTCATCTCTGCTCTCCTGAAGCGGTTGACGTTCCCGTTCTTACCAAACGTATTTCCCAAAGTCAAGAACTATTTCGGCGGCTTGGTGGTTATCACCTTCCAATCTTCCGCGTCGCACAATCCCCGGACCGTCAACTCCGGGAGACAGCTCCCGGGCGTGTAATCAATTGAGTCCGTGATCTTCTCCACCCGGTACTCCTCCTCGGAAACGTCTTTGGATAGCGTGATCGTCTTGATCTTCACTTACAGTCTCCGCCGTCCGCCCGGGCCTGCTCGTATTCCACCTGGTTGATAAGCCGGAGCATGAACTCGTCCGCGTGCGCGCCCGAGCGATCCGGAGCCGGTCCCCAGAACAAATACTTGTACCTCGTCCACCAGCTCTCCCGGTTCGCCTCATACCATTCGCGGACCCGGGCTGCTACCTCGTCGCCCCGGGCTGTTGGCTCACGCATCTTCCCGCTCCCGGACCCGCAGCGGCCACCCGAGAGCCACGCGCATTATTTCCAGTACCTTCTCATCAGTGATCGGGGCAAAATGGCTCTCTGCCCAGAGCAGGTAGACCGGGTGGCCCGCCCCTCGTGTCTGGTTAGAGGGGACCTCGTTGAGCCCGAGGAACTCCGGGCGGAGAGTGTCGTACTCTTTGACTGTGTACCGTTCTCCCAGTTTCGGGAGCACCAGCCATTCCGGGCCTGAAGGCCAGCCCTTGATACAGCGTACCGGCTGCCCAATGTAGAACCTAGCCACCAACTCCTCCCGCTGTTGCACCATCCCGGTATTCTACGCCCCCACCGAGACGAACGAAAGCCCCCGGCTGAGCCGGGGGGCTTAGGTCGCCTCAGGCCCTAATGGGGTCTGGTTAGGCCTTCTTCATCGCGTCCTGGAGCTTCTTCAAGGCGATGTCCGCCTTTTCCTGGCTCTCGAAATTGGACGTGTGACGCTTTGCCCAGGTGACCCCCTTCTTGTGGGCCGCCGGGACGAGCGAGTTGTACTGCTCGGTCTTCTCGCGGATCGTGGTCCCTCCTGTGGACTTGACCCGCTTTCCACCGAGCGCACGCCCGGCGGTCTTGGTGCGGGTCTTGCCCCGCGCTGACGTCTTTTTCGCGGCCTTACGAGCCATAAAAGCCTCCTCAGTTTCGTCGGGAAGGCGCTCTGTAGCCTCCTCGCTCTGATCTTCAGGGGCGGAATTGCCCTCCGAAGTACTCGCCTCAACAACTGATTCCGTTGAGGTGTCTGTGTTGGCCGGGCGTCCGGTGTGCTTCGCCAGCTCGGCGGCCTCCTCGTTGGCGATCTTAAGAGCGGTGACGCGCTCCTGGATCGCCTTGTGGAGAGCCTCGGTGCGTTTGACGCCGGTCGCGGTATCGGCAAATCGGTTGACTTCCTTGGCGGTGAGCCCGAGGTCCGTGGCGGTTGCTACCATCTCGTTGAACTGGACGACGAGGAGCGAACCAGAGAGGGTGAGATCGGGGGTTTGGGTCTTGGTCATCTTAAAGAGGCCCTCCTGAGGCCGAAGGTGGGCTGGACACCGTGTCCAACCGACAATTGGGACCCTACGCCTGGTTGATTACAGAAGTCAAGTGGGTCTTCCGAAATTATTTGTCCATTTGGACAATTATTTTCTTGAGTGGGTCCGGCTCTCTACGGGTCCGCGCCTTCTTGGGCTTGGGCCGCTTACAGAGAGCCGGGAAGTTGTGGCGGTGCCGGGCCTCCGCCTCGTAGGACCGGAACCGGGCTCCGCAGCGGCAACCCAGCTCCTCGGACCAGTGTTTAGCCATTCGTAATCTCCTCAGTCAGCTCCTGGACCCGCTCCACGCAGATTTTGAGCATCTTTGACGAGGTGACCAGTCCCGGTCCCGTCCCCGGGGTTTCCTCTACTACTTCCCAGAGAGCCGCCTGACAGGCCGTCAGGCACCGCATCAGCTCCGCTTGCTTCGGGGTCATGGGGAGTTCTTCTCCAGGTAGGTCTTCAGGGCCGCCTGGAGGTGCTTCTCCTTGGAGGCCGCCGGGTGCTGCCCCGGGAGGGCCTGGAGGAAGATATGCTTGTCTCCCTTGTCGCCCGTCACCCGGGAGACGGCGTACTTGAATCCAGCGTATTCGTGTGTCCCCAATTGTTCTGTTCCCATAATAGCCCCTCCTGTTGGGCTCTGACTCGGGCGACCACCGCCCGATACATTCTGGATAATTCCAGGGTCTCGTCGTCAATATCCAGGGCACGCATTCTAGGCTCTCCAGGGTTCTAATAATAGACCCCTGGAGGGGTACTCCTAAAGAGTTAATCCAATGTTACCTTGGCGTAGATCAATTCCTTCTGGGCTCGGGTCATCGCGACGTATTCCAGGTTGGCCTCCTGTTCCAACTGCCAGGCCTGCCGGGCGTACTTGGATGGCATATAGGCGTTGCGCCCGAGGAGGAACACCCGGTGCCACTCCCGGCCCTTGCTCTTGTGGACCGTAGAGAGGGTGAGCGTGGGGGTATCGTCCTGGAATAGGTCCTTGATCTTCTTGTGGACGCAGGCCACGTCCGGGCAGCCCTCCGCAATGACGAGGAGCGTGTCCACCCGATCCGATAGGCCCTCGGCGAGGCTCTCTTTGCCCTGCATAAGCAGCTTAGCCACCTGCTTTTCCCGGTAGTTGATCAGGGCGTCCTTTAGAACCGTGACGCTAGTCGTCTTCCAGCGACCTGCCAGTTTCAGGAGACCCTCGCCGATGGACTTACCTTCCACGTGGCAGGCGATCCCGGCCTTGATGAAGGAGAAGGCCATTTTGACGAGCGGGGCGGTGTTGCGGCAGAGGATCGCGTCCTCGGGCTTGAGGCTCTCCTTCTGGATGTCCCCGGCTTCAATCGTCCTCACGGTCCCCTCCGGAGCCGTCTCGTGAGCCGTGATGTGGGAGACAATCGTCCGGGCCTCGGCCACGACGGACTTGGGGCAGCGGTAGGTGATTGTGAGCGGGAGGCTGGTGCAGCCGAAGTCCCGAATGATGTTAGCCACCGCGTCGTTGTCGGCTCCGGTGAACCCGTAGATGGCCTGGTGCCGGTCACCGACGAAGATCGCCCGCCCGCCGGGGCGGAGCATCTTGCGGGTGAGAGCGAGCCGGGCCGGGTTCGTGTCCTGGGCCTCGTCAACGAGCACCCAGTCGTTCTGCCAGACCCGGCAGTTGGTGGCAATCGGCATGTAGATCATGTCGTCATAGTCGATGACCTCGTGGGCGATCTTCCGGGACTGGACGAGGGCCTTGTAGGCCCAGCGGATGCCTTCCTTGGCCGTCTCCGGGTCCTCTAGCTCCAGGTCTAGGTCGTGGTGCTCTACGATATCCCACCAGTGCCGCTCGTTGCCCGCGTCGTGGACCGCGCCAAGGGCGGCCTGCTTCGCCAGCGAACAGAGATTGAGGGCGAACGTCTGGAACTGCGTCGGGATCATAAGCGTGTTGATGATCCGGTCCTTCTTGATCTTGTCGTCCACCACGACCTTCCGGTGGGAGTTCCTCCAGGCGGAGAACCCGAAAGCATGAAACGTCCCGGCCTTGTGCTGGCTGGACGCAATCCCTGAGTCCTGGAGTTTGTTCTGGAAGTCGGTGGCGTTCTTCTTGTTGTACATCGCCGAGGAGACGGAGCCGGTCATAAACCGGGAAGCGTTGATAAGGGTGGTGGTCTTGCCGGCCCCGGCGACGGCCTCCACGAACGCGGACCCCCGTCCGGTCTGGATCCAATCGAAAACGGCCTGTTGCTGGAGTGATGGAACAAACTCGGTCATAGGATGCCCTCCTGAGGCGTTGTTGACCCGAACGATTTAATCTGATTGATTGGACAAGTAAAGGGGGTGGGGATAAAAAGGATCAAGCCGCCGTGTAGCGCACCGCATTCGCAATGGTAATGTAGTCCGCCCGGGCGGCCTCCTCGGTCGCGAGAAGATTGAGTGCTCGGTTGAGGTCTTTGCGGCGCTTCTCGTTCATGTAGCCCTCCTGAGGCTGCGTTGCAATGACCCCCTTCTTAACAGCACCCTCTCATTTAGTCAAGAACTATTTTAGGCCGGTGAACCTTTTTACCAATACCACGATAGATCGTCTCCGAGGTCTTCCAGCGATAGCGGCAGCGCACACACTCCCGGAGCCGCATCACGGTAGAGGTCCGCCGCTTCGCCCCCCGGTGGACGACCATACAGTGAATCTCCCGGGTCTCAACAACGCGTGACCGGGGGAGAGAAGCCCGGGCGACCTTGCGCCCGGGCTTACAGTGGGGACATACGATCACTAGGGGGCCTTGACGTTGACCATCGCGGCCAAGCGGAACGAGCGAGGTGCGTTCCGGTCCGTGTCGATACATTCCAGGTACCATTGCGCTGCGGAGCCTGGAAAGTATTCGTCCAGGGTCCCAAAACGCAGCCCCCGAACCTCCACGTGGCGATCCTCGGTCTCCCCCTTGTGGTTCGTGTACGTGAACGCGATATTGGTGGGCTCTACCTTCATTGACTTCTCCCTTACAACAAGCCGAGATGGAACTTCAAGGTGTGGATCGTATCGGCGTCAAATCCAGTCTTGCCCCCTGCGGGTAGCTTTACCTCGGGACCCTGGGCGAGCATCCAGTGACAATAACTCGGGTCGATCCGGGCGACCTCCTCCCAGGTCTTGCCTGCATGCTTCGGCATCCGGCAATAGGTTTGAAGGACCGGGGTTTGCGTCAGCAGAATCAGCTCCTCCGGTGTCTTCGTCCGGAGCATGTGCATAAGGAGCCGGGAGGTCACGAGCGCATCCGGCATGGCCCGGTGCGGCGGTACGCCCGGGATCGTGAGTGAGCCGTACAGCTCGTCCAACCCGAGGTAGTAGCGCAGGACCTGATTGGAGTGCCCCGGGCTATCCGGGTAGATGTGCTTGGCACAGACCCAGGTACAGATATACCGAGCCGGGATGATCGTGTGATACACGAGGTCCACGGCCCAGCAGGTCTGCCGAAGAAGCCGGAGGTCAAACTCGGCATTGTGAAACACCGTCACCGTCTCGTCTCCCTCTTCATCCCGGAGCATCTCCCCGAGGGTCTCCATGGTTTCCTTCGGACCGGGTGCCGTCTTCAGCTCCTCGTCAGTGATGTGGTGGGTCGCTCGGGCTCCGATGGTGATCGGGACCGTAGGTTGGATAAGGGTCTCCCAGTGCCCGGCCTCAAATGATGTCAGAGGCCCTGACTCGCTTTGGCGCACCGCGATCCCGGCTATCTCCACCACCTGGTCCTGTTCGTCTATCCCGGTCGTCTCCGTGTCCATCACTGCCAGCAGCATCTTGCATCTCCCTGATTGTTGGCTCGATAAGAGCCAGGATGTCCATTACCATTCGTGGATTTCGTTTTCGCTTGGCCAAGGTCGCTGCCAGGATGGCCGAGCCCTTTGCGAGAGCAGAATGCCACCGCTCCATGTCCTCCTTGGTCACTTAACTTTTCCTCACCAAACTCGCGTTGAGGCTGTGTCCGCTCTGAGAGACATGTAATTCTGCCTCCTCAAAGGTAGCTATGCGGTCTCCATGGAGGTCCCGGAACGATCCACCCTCGGAGTACCACTGGTGGACCTCGGCCTCCACGGCCATTCGGAAGGCACCCACGGTCGTAGAATTGATGATGGACCCGGTGAACCTGTCAGCTATCTTCTGAAGCCGGGCGTAGAACTCTTGGGCATCCTCATCAATCATGCCACCATCCTCTCTTTCCACTCGTGCTTCGCGGTGCCCCAGGTCCGCCCGTATTCCGCGTCTACCAGCATCGGGACCTTGAGCCGCCGGATATCGCGCATGATCACCACGATGTTGTCGCCGTCCTTCTTCTTCGCAATCGAGAAGTCGAGTTCATCATGAAGCTGAAGCAACGGGACGTAGCCCTCCCGCCAGCAGGCCCGCATAGCCTCCTTGGTCTGCCGGGCTGCCGATCCCTGAATCAGCCGGTTCATGGCGTCCTTCGTGTCGGCTCGCTTGATCCGCTTCCCGGGCCAGAGTGCCCGGGCCTTCTCTAGGCTGTCCACCGATACCGGCGGCTCACCCTTCGGTCGCCAGGCCAACTCCCACCTCGGGAAATGAGACCGGGCTCCGTCCAGCAGGCGGATGTAGCCTCGCTCATCCGCCAGCTTCTGGCAAATCTCGTTCAGCTCCTTGACGAAGGGCATCTGGGTGTCGTACTGCTTCATGATCGCCCGGGCTTCCTCCACGGATTTGTTGATCATCGCCGCAAACTTCGGTATCCCGGCCCCGTAGGACTTCGCAAAGTTGGTATCCTTCGCGGGCTTGCGCTCCAGGCCGGTCAGGTCCGCAACCATGGAGTGATAATCCGTCTTCGGGTCGTCTATGTAACGCTGGGCCGCGACCTCCGCCTTGGTACATTCCAGGAGACACGCGAAGTGAACAATGAGCCGGTATTCCTGCTGAGAATAGTCCGCGCTGAGCCAGCTCTCCCCCTCCTCGGGCTCGAACACACCCCGGATGCGCGGAGCGAGGTCCTCGTCACGCGCCGTCATCTGCTGGAGCGGTGGCTCACTGTATGAAAAGCGGAACGTCCGGGTGCCCTTAATAGCCCCTGAGTCGTCCTCCCCGAGCAGCTGGTTAATCGAGGCGTGGAGACGGCCCCGGTGCGCAAAGTCGATGATGTAGCCCTTGAGGAACTTCTCCGCTGCGTTATTGTACTTGTCTGCCTGGATGAGGAGCTGAGGAAGCCAGTGCTTCACCTTCGGCATCCAGCCGGTAGACCCGGCGGTGAACGAGGGCTGTCCGCCCGGGTGCTTGGCTGAGGGGGCCGTCCGAGGTATCTCTATCTGCGGGGCGTGAACCTGGAACAGCCTCTGGAGGAAGGTATTCTTTCCAATCTCCTCCATGCCCATCCGTTCGCCGGTCTTCTGGCGGAGTTCCTCGAATACCCGGTCACGCTCCCCGAGACAGTATTCCCGCTCCCGCTCCGCTCGCTCTACGTTGACCTTCACGCCCCGGCGGCGCATCTCCACGACCATCGGGACAATGTCCATCTCCAGCCGGTAGGCGTCCCCCAGCTCCTGGTCGTCAATATCGGCCTGCTGAACATCGAACAGGGCGAGAGTGGATACAGCGTCCGCAATCGCGTACTGGGCCTTATGCCGGGCCGGGAACCGCCAGAGGTTTGACTTGATCTCCTTCCGGGTGTGGTACCCGAACGCGGCCCCCACTTCCAGGAGCGAGGCCTCGTCCTTCCCGGGTATCCCTCGGCGCTTACAGAGGTCGTCTAGGTTGTAGGTGTACTGGGTCTCGTCGATTAAGACGGCCCGGTTCATCGTATCCTCGATATTGGTCCAGGCCCGGACGTCAATACCCTCGGTGGTCATCCACCCGATATCGTAATTGCTATTCTGGAATATAAACTGGACGCCCGCCTTGCGATGATCCTCAATCCAGCGGACCACGGTCTCGGGGTCCAGGTTCGCCGTGTCCGGATCGCGGACCGGGGCGTACATCGCTCCCCCGTCCCAGGCCATGGAGTACCCCGAGATGTACCCGGCCTTAATGGCCCAGCCCGGACCACGGGAGGCAGCCAGGCCGTCGTCTCGTTCCTCCGTATCTAAGGCGACCCTCTTATGTCGCCTTAGATCAGGGAGGCTTGTAGGAGCAACCCACGAGCTATCCGGGAGGAACAACGGCTCCTGTTGCCCGCCAATGTGCGGGTTACGCGGCTTGGCCATCAGTCGCGTGCCCAGGCCTCGTGTTGCCGCTCGATAACCCACTTGTTCCCGCTCTGGTTCCAAGCGTACATGCTATTCTGCCAGGCCGGCAGCTCGTCATGTTCCTTGGAGTTAACCTCCCGTCGTAACCGGGGGAACCAGTCGCGGGCGTCGGGTGGGCACCGCTCGATCAGGGCCACCCAGAAGTTTCCTGAGCGGATGTAGAGGTGGCCGATTTCTTCGGGTACCAAGGAATCATTCACCAGGACGGCGGTCTCCATAACGTAAACCCCGGGAGCTTGCTGGTGCCACCAACGATCAAACATAGAGCGTGTGGTAGAGTTAGCGTTGTATCCCTGCTTGTACTGCCAGCTGGTAGAAACGGCCCAGGGAACGAGGCTGGCATGCTGGGAGCCATTCTCGGGCGAGGCTATGACCTTGACCTCAATGTGTTCTACCTTGGTTTCCGGGTTTGGCCCTCCGTAGAGTAGCTTGATAATCTCCTCCTTGGCCACCTGGCGATCAACCCCCATAAGTTGAGCGCAGAAAGTGTATAGGTCCAGGCTGCCTTCTCCGAACCCGAGAGCCCGCTCCAGGATTTTACGTTCCTTCTCGGGAGCCAGGAGCTGTTCCTTGCTCTCCCGGTCCCACTCCCCCCCGCGCTCCTCGGGCGTCAAGACGCCCCGGCCCACCATCTCCGCCTCGATGAGGATCGCGTAGCGGCGGAGGTCCCGGAGACAAGCCAGCACGGTACCGTCCTGCCCCAATGGGTTTTCCCGTATCTTGGCGAAGATATTTTCGGAGACGTAGCTGTCCCGGAGGTACTGGACGATGCTAACGTCCATGGTACAGTCGCCGGAGGCCTTGTCCGCCTCGGACCAGGCCTGCTGGATACAATCGTCCAGGTCCACCATCGAGAAGCCGTCCACCTCTGGAGGCTTCTTCATCATCGAGAGGAGCCGGTCCATGTTGCGCCGGAACATGAACCAGGCCGAACGGCCCCCGGCGGCCTTCCACGAGCCCTGATAGGTGCTCTCCTTCTGGCGGAGCACGGCGGTGTCGCTGTCCACCACCGCGTCGATGTGCTTCATATGTTCCATGTTAGAAGACGTCATAGGTTGCTGCTCCCTTGTAGCCGTTCTTGTACACCCAGCCCTCGATATAGTCACGGCAGGCCGTCCGGTTTCCACTCACCAGGAGGTCTACCTTGTGCGCCATATCCAGGGCCGTATTAGCGCAGTCCACCACCACGCAACCCGCGTAGCGGTTCCCCATATTCCACTCCACGATGGCCGTCTCGAACATCTCCAGGAGGTCGCAAATCTTGAACCGGAGGAACTCCTCCTGGTTGATCTCCGGCAGGATAATCCCGAGCCGATCCCGCCCGATAGCCTCGGCAAAGTTCATGCTCTCCCGAAGGTTGGGAGCCAGCTCCTTGGCGCTGAACGGCACATCGCCCGCCGTAAACTCACCGTGGTCGTGGTGGAGGCAATAATACAGGACCTCGCCCCGGGGGATACCCCACAGCTCGCAGAACAGCGAAGCAACCCGCCCGGCGTGTTCCATCACGGTAGGCCGCCGGATCATTGGCCAGGTGTGCCACCGCTCTACGCGCCCGGCGAGCTGCCGGGACGCCATGATTTGTTCTCGTCTCAAGCTAACTTCTCCTTCTTATGTTGGGACATGAATTCGCGGCGGCGGAGCCACTCCACGGAGGCCCGTCCCCAATCCTTAGCCTCAATCCGATCCGCCCACTGGAAAGCCGGGTCGTATTGCTCCCGCCGGTAGAACCGATGCGCCATCAGCATGGGCCAGACCGTATGGGCGAGGAACCCGTTGCCGAGGTCCTCGGCGTGAGAGTGGATACTCTCGTCAGCCGTGTCCTGCCCCAACACCGCCTCGTAGGCATCCATCAGCCAAAGCAGCTCACCATCGAAAGTCGCCGGGTTATCCACGAGCCGGTGGGGGCTCACCCGCCGCTCCTCATAAGAGAGGTCCTTCAGCTCGTCCTCCACCGCGTAATGAGACCCGCTGTCATGGTTCCGCTTGGCGAGCAAGTTGAGGTCCCGCTCGTAGGCGTGGAAGTTGTTCGAGACCTGATAGTAAGTCCCCACCCGCACGCCGATCTTGGAGGCTAGGTATTCCTGAAGGACGGAGAAGTGGACGGCGTTCGCGCCGTAGGCCCCCATCACGATGTCGTTGGAACGGCAGAGGACGGTCATATCCAGAACCATATGCTCCCCGCGCGCAATCCGGGCCTCATGCTCCGCTGAGTTCTGGTCCGTTACAGGTGGGTTCTGGTAGGCCTCATCCCGGAGCCGGAAGTATATATGGGTGTTACAGGGCCGGTCCTTCAGGCCAGCAATCCCGAGGTCCGCTCCCGGGTCCCACATCGTGAGGACGACCTGGCGGGAGCCCGGGTTGTCCTTCAGCTCCCGAGCGACGGACGCCAGCTGGTCTAGAACCCTGAGCCCCCAGGTCCCACTGAAGCCCTTCTGGCTCTGTTGAAAGTGACCCCGCCAGCGCCGTCCGTAGGCCCCATGAACGTCTCCCCCCGGCTCCGCGAACCGGCTGCCGAAGTCGCGAATGAAGTTGTCCAGGAACTTGCTATCAGCCCGACCCTGGAGCATCCACAGCGCCTCGGCGAGATGAAAGAACGGATTGGCGTCCCGGATCGGGGAAAGTAGGACCCGCTCCCGGGGCTTGGTGTAGGCTGTGACGACGGGGACGGGGGAGACGAGGGCTCGCCCGGCTCGGGTTTCCTCCCAAATACCGCAGCTGGATAGGAAGGCCAACCCCTGAGGGAGGGCCGCGCTGACGTTCCGGGCGTGTATGACGTGCATTCTACTTGCTCCTTGCCTTCTGGGGACCGGGTTCCTGGTCCTGATACTTTCCCGCGTAGGGGAGGAGGGTGGGCTCGTCCAGGAAGTGAAACACCACCTGGGCAATGGCGGCTCCCTCGGCGAGGCGCATATAAGAGTGGCCGTGGTTCGTGACCTCCAGGGTCAGGAAGCCTCGCCAGCCCGGTTCCAGGACCGTGTTTTGGACGGCGAGGCCCCGCCGGGCGAGCGAGGACTTGTCGTGGACGACGCCCATGACGTTGTTCGGGAGAGAAAACTGTTGCTGCGCGGCACAGAGCAGGTGGCACCCCGGATGGAGGGCTATCTCCTTCTCCAGCGTGATGTCGTAGCCACACCCCGAGAGCCCGGCGGAATTGCCGTGCTCGTCCTTCCAGGCCTCGTGGCAGGGGATTACGATCCCCAGCCGGAGGATCGTCTGTGCGCTGAGGACCGTCATAGCATCATCGGCTCCCTTGGGCCTAGTTGTGGAAGCCGGAACAGCTCCTCTAGGAGCAGCTCCGCGACCTCCCGGTTGCCCGCCTTCATGTACCAGGGGTTACGACCCGAAGGATGTGGGAGTTGCCTCCAGGTCACGCCCCACAATTCCTGCGGGTGTACGAGCATCACCGGCAGTTTGAGAACCGTCCGGACCTCCGCCCCGAGGACGAGGACGGTGCGCCCCCTCATCTCCAGGATAAGCTTTGAGGCCGCGTCCCGGGCCTTGTTCAAATTCCAGACCCGCTCGTTAAGCAGGTTCCGCCGCTCGAATGCCTCCAGGTAATCCTCCTGGGAGGCCCCCGTTCGCTTATTCAGAAGCACCCAGAGCCGGTGTCCGGTACACCCTTCCGGGAACGGGTACAGCGCATGCTCCGAACGTCCCGAGAGAGGGTTATTCATCCCCACGATAACTGGCTTCACTAGACCCCCAACAATTCCCTGATCTGGAGGAAAGCGTCCTCCCGCGACAACTTGCGCAGCTCCACCCCGGCCTGCTTGAGGCGATGGAGACTGTTCTCCTGCCGCTTCATCCGGTCCCGGGTGTTCTTCTCGTTGAGGGGCTTGGCCGCCTCCTTCTCTGCGCCTCGCCTCTGCCGGATGCCTGCGAGACATTCGTCAATGGTCGTAGTCAAGCTGACTACGACCAGGCGGCCTCCGGCCTTCTTCAAATCCTGGTCAAAGGCAACGGCCCGGGTCACGTCGTCCATAACCATGATCCCCTCGTAGAGGACGTTGTTGCCGTCCCAGAGGGCGGACGCCCGCACCAGATCATAGACCTTATCCACGGTCTTGACCGTGTCGCAGCCGCCGCAATCCGTCTCGTAGTGCCCCGGGACAAACAGGCCGGGAGGCCGAACCGCCGGACTGTCTTTAAGCTTATCTCCGAACCAGTGGCACGTCGCCATCGCCCGCTTGCGCTTCTCCTCCAGAATATTCGCGTGGTTCGGGTAGAGGTCGATCAACTTGCGGACCAGTGTGGACTTCCCGCTCCCCCCGGTTCCCCTGATATTGATAGCAATCATTTCACCTCCTCCGGCATTGCCTTCTTGATCCGATCCGCCGTAATCCCCCAACCGTCTAGGGCGTTGCGGTGATCGGTGATATCCTTTCCGAGGTGGTAATGTCCACCCATATAGGACTTCCACTTACAGAGGACCGTCTCCACCTCCTGAGGGCCGCAAGTCCGATCCCGAGCCGGGGGGGCCAGCCTCGCCCGGAAGTACAAAGACAGGGCGTTGTACCAATCCGTCTGGGACAGGTGGGCGTACTCCGGCGGAGAGTGGAGCTGGCAGAGCCCGAGCCCGGCCCGGGGCTCGTCGTACATCAGTGCGATGTTGGGGTCAAACTTTACCGGGACGCCCGCGCAACGCTCCAGCATATCGGCGACCTTGAACGCGATCCAGGGACCGAACAACGGCCAATCTTGGACCTTTTTCATAACCTGCTTATCCGTCCAGGCTCCTGCATTCCGGACCCGGTTCGGGGCGTCAAGGAACATTCCCACCCAATGCTCCGGCTCCTTCTTGGAGAGCCAGTCAACGGCGTCCACGCACTTCTGACCTCGGAAGTGGCGGCGTTCCGGAGCCCGGGGCCAACGCTCGTAACGGGCATTCGGGGGCCGGGCTATATTAGCCGCCGCCTCCCCCATCCAGCGCCAATAGTCCTTGTTGGTATGTTCGGAGAGCCAGGAGGCGAGGCCCACGTGGTAAAAACACCAGTAAGCTAGGAGCCAGCGGGAGAGCTGAGCCACTTCCAGACCCGCACCATGGAGGCCCACATACGTTGGATCCAGGTCCTGGGTCTTAATGAGGAGGTCGCCGAACTCTCGGACCCCGATCTTAGTACTGTCTGCTGCCATGTTTCCCTCGGTGCGCCGTTTAACCTAATAATCCATGTTTCCCTTGGTGCGCCGTTTAACCTAATAATAGCCTTGAACCGCCCACCCTCGTTGCCCCCACCGTAGCTCTCCAGAGCCCATTCTCGTCCTAGAAATGCGAGCCGCTTTCCCTTCTCTAACCCCGTGAAGAAGTTAGCCAGGTGAGCGTCATTTGTCTCAATGGTCATTCTTTCTAGGACGATCATGCACGCCTCCAGAGACGAAGTAAAGCGGGGTTAGTAGCGGAGAACCTCGTGGATAATCTCCCAGAGCCGCTCGGGCGGAAAATCGTTCCGGTTGAACTTGTTATCCGGCTCAAAGCCGATAGGGACGAGGACCCGGGCTCGCCCCGGATACTTCGCACCTTTCTGCATGATCGTCGCCGAGGGGCGATCCGTAAACGTCTCGTGGAACTCTCGGTGCTCAAAGCTGTAGCTCTCGCCCGAGGGGACGAGGCGCATGTGGTAGACGTAGGGGCGACAATCAATGAGTTTACCCGGAGTTAGTCCCCCCAAGTCTAAAGGTCTCAGCGCCGTGTCCTCGCCGTCCCGGGGCTCGGGACCGTAGACCGTGTGAGTAGGTTCCCTGCCGACAACCTTGTAGTGGGCGTTGACGACCCGCCCTGCGATACAAGTGGATATAAAGTCAAACATGTGGTCGTGAATGCCGGTATCCACTTTCTGTCTCGGTAGGTCCCGGTGCCCCCAAACGTGGAGCCGCCGCCCGGCTCCGATATCCAGCTGGATAAAGCCGTTGCCGTGAACCCGGGGAATTGGAGCTTTACCGTAGCGGCTCCCGTAGCGTACTTCATCAAGATCAATTTTCATGCGTCTACCTCCTTGAATGGGTCTTTTCTCAGGTCTGCGATCCTCAGTGCCTTAGCCTCCCCGAGGAGGGCAGAGCCGCAACGAGGCACACCCCGGTTGCCGTCCGAGCATGACAGGCATCCCGAGGGTGGGCATTCTCCGAGTGGACGGAACGGCTGCCCCGGGCCACTCCTCGTATGCATCGGGACCCGGTGGCCGTGGCACTGGTCCGAGGTGATGAACTCCGGCCCCATAGAGTGCCATTCACCAGACTTCTTCGTGTACTCGTAGCACAGCGAATAGGTCATACCCAGCTCGGTCGCCCGCTTCATATAGCGGGTGTGGCCCTCCCGGCGATACTCCTCGGTGACCGTCTTCTGGCCTCCGCAGCTATTCTCGGTGAACAGGTCCCGGAAGGCCGCGCCTCGGTTGTCGCCGAACCGCTTGTTGATCCGTTCTACCATCGCCCCGGCCCAGGGGTGGTTAGCTTCCACGAACTTTACAATGACGTGGTTGGCTCCGGCCTCGGCGAGCATCCCGAAAAGCTTCTCCACGTCGTCGTGAGTTACGATCCCGGGGATGATGGGGTTGACTTGTATGCTGACGTAAATCCCAGCTGCCCGCAGTGCCCTGATCTCATCGAGATGGTCCATGAGTGGAAGGGCACCAGGAGAAAGTTTTTTCCAATCGTCCGGGTCCGGAGTGTTAATGGACTTCTGGGCGTAACTATACGGATTGGCCCGCAAGGCATCAATTGCCCAGTCGGGGTACGCCAGTCTGCTGAGGAAAAAGACTGGTAATCCGTTATCTGTAAAAGCACGGACGCCCTCCTCGGTGTTGTGATAGTAGTCCTCCAACGGGAGGAACGGATCGGTGAAGCTGGAGAAGTATCCCGCCGCCGAGGTTCGCATTGAGGCTAACTGCTTCCGGACGTGCGCACCATAGCCAATCGGGACAGTAATCAAGCCGGAGCCACGATAGCCCCGGAACCCGGAGTTGATATAGCAGAACGAGCAGCCCACAGTGCAAAAGCCGCCGTAGGGCTCGGTGAGGATCGCGTCTGTCATACAGGGCCGCTCCCGCGATCCCGGAGCCGAGAGCTGCTTGCCCTGATACCAGCCCTGGAGGTCCTTGCCCTTCTCGATACGGACGTGCGGCAGCGGGTCCATATAGATCGTGACGTCCTTCATGTTCTCGGGTTTGGCACCCCGAACCATACCCACCTTCCCAACTCGGGTTCGCATCTGGCGTCCCGTTACCGGATCGTCAATCTTAACGATAGGTCCGAGGAAGTCCCGCTGATCCGGGTCTACCCGCATGAAGTATTGGTACGATTTCTTCAGTTCTTCGTCGGCTCCATCGAGGCCGTCTCGTAACCAGGCTGCGTGATCCATTATTCGTCGTCCTCGTTCCCGGATGTATGGTGATATTGGTTATAGTCTCGGGGTCCCTTGACTCCCTTCGTGTAGTCTAAAGTGCTGTTCCAGAGGACGATGTGATTGATGTTAAAGCCGTCTCTCCTCGTAGAGGTCCCCCTCAGGACCCCGTGGATAGTACAGACGAACCCGCAGGGCTTCTTCGTCTTTCCCTGTGTCTCCCAGCGATCCTTGTACTCCACGATAACTTGGGACACCATTATATACCGGCCCTTAAAACGCCCGTCAATAATCGGGTAGACCCAACCGCACTTCGCGGGGCAATCGGCCAGCATTCGCCTCTGAACCTCCAACTTCATGAGACAAGCCTCCGTCCGCAGGTCGTGCTCCTGTTGGGTAAGGTCCTCGGTTGATATGTTGTCGAACCGTTTCACTTCTTCAAAGCCTTCCGGCGTTCCAATTCGTTGCTGGCCACTTCCCAGTCATGGGCCCGCGCATCGTAGTTTTGTTTGTTGGCGTCGTGCGCCCGAGCCCGCAACTCCTCACATTTCGCTTCTAACTGCTCATCGGTCAACCAACTGTAGGTCATAGGCTGTCTTCCTTGATCCGCCCGTCCGAGAGCAGGTGTTCATTCATCTCGCAGTATCGCTTGTGGACCAGAATACCCGGTCCCGCCTCGCACTTCATATGGGACGGGAGGCCGTGGCCCTCTATGAAGCCCTCGGCGTTACAAGCCCGGCACCGCTACCGCGTGCTGTGTCACCTTCTTGACTACGTTCGTCACCGTTAAGGTGATCTTGATTACCGCCGCCGCCAATGCCCGCTCCCGTTTCCGCCGCTCGTTTTCCTCTCGGGTAATCGCCTCCAGGTGCTCCGGATTAACGCAAAGACTAAACACGCAAGTGTGGTCCCGATGATACCCAGGTGGACAAGACTTCCCACCAATGTAATCGTGAGCAAAGCGATGAGCCCGTATAACCTTCCCGCGATACCGGAATGACCCGTACCACTTGGTGTTCCCCTTGCCCCGGGATCGCGCTCCCGCCCAGAAGTGACAGCCATTCGGTAGCCTCTCCACGAAACTGTAGAACCGGGCCAGCTCCTCGGCGGTGGGCGGCTCCTCAAGCATGACGAGCGGCGTACACCATAAGAACGAAGAACCCGAACCGAGGGTTAATCAAACCAAACAGACCTATCCAGGCCAGGACCTCTAACGACATCACGTCACCCGATGTTCCAGAGGAGAACCTCGCCCTTGTGGACCTTCCGGCCCTGATCCAACCACCACCAGAGGGCCTTCCGGTCATAGAACTTGTTGGACGGGAACGGGACCTGATCCTCCCGGATCGCCGGAGCTGAGTCCCCATAACTGTAACCCTCGTCCACGAGCGTAAAGTCCTCCCGCCAGAGCTGAATATCCACGTCCCCGCGCTGATGCGGATGCTTCTGAGCGACTAGGAGCCGGTTGGAATACTCAGCCACCATCGTGGCCATATAGTTCCGAATGGTGTGGGCCGGGCGGCTGTACCCCTGGTGGACGACGATCCCCCCGGTGTAGCCGAGCCGGGTTAAGCCGGAGATTACTCCCGCCGCTATCGTCCCCGAGGACGCGGACACGATGACGAGGTCAACCGGGGGGAGGGGCGTCCGGAGGACCTCGGCCACGGTCTCGTCAATCATCTCTGGGAGTTTGAGGGCGTTGGGCATCATGTAGACCGAGGCCCGGCTGGGGACGATTTTGCGTAGCTTCTTCTTGGCCGCGTGATATAGGACGGCGGAACGTCCGGCCTGAAGCGGAGCCAGCGAGGCTCCAAGCGCCCGGGGACGCAGTTGTTGCTCCTGGAACTCGTATCCGTCCCGCCTCATCTTCACGGTCTCGGGGTAGAAGACCACGGCCTTTTTGCCGAGGAGCTTACACGCTTGCGCCGTCGCCCAACCGCCCTGCGAGTGCGACGTATCGAGGCACCCAATCACCGCCTCGGGGCGGTTCTTGATGTGCGCGTACACGCCCCGGGTCTTGGAGAAATGAGGACCGGGCGGGCAGCACAAATCTTCGCGCTTTACCCAGAGCCCTAGCTCTGGGTAATGCTCCAGAGGAGTGCCCTCCACGCACATCGGGTTTTTCATCGGCGTCGCCTCTCAATACCTTCAATCTCCTGGATGTAGTAGACCAAATCATGGAAGGCCTCCAGGGTGGAAGTAACCAGCGCCGTTGCCGCTTCGATAACGGCTTGATCCTCGGGACGGGTCTTCACGCCCTTGAGGTATGTCCCGATTATGAGGTCCACCTTGGGTTTAATCTCGTTGGTGGGTAACATCATCATTCTCCCTTGGTTATGGATACTTGCTCCGGGGTCGCCCCTCGCCGAGCCGGACCCGTTCGTATTTGTCGAACTCGCAGAGACAATTCTGGATGTCCTGGGCGTGGAGGCCCTCCAACAGGTTGTGCTCCTCGTTTTTGAGAGGCATCTCCCTCAATTTCTGGTAAAGCCGTCCGAGGTCCGCCCGCCATTCGTCCTCGGTGTAGGGGGCGTCAGGCTTACGACCCGCAACCCGGTTCATGCCCCGCCGCGATCCCGGCCCGGAGGCCGCGAACGTCCACCAGTCCGAGGCGCTAGAGAGCGGCGCAACGTACTTCAAGTCAGCGACGATCTGGGCCGCCATAAACGAGCCGAGGCCGTGAAACTGACCGAGGAGCATATGATAGCTGTTTAGCGTATCACCCTTCTTTGGGCGTAGTGCATAGCGGTTCTTCCACATCGGGGTGAACACGACGGCCTCCTGGTAGGCCGCCTTGTCCGCGTGATCCCGGTCCGCCCGGACCATATAGGCTCCGGTGTAGCACTTCAACTTGCGTGCTTTCCGAGCGGCCATCACCTGGAGGAACTTGCTCAGGGACCAGGCGGCCTCGGCTCCGGTATGTAGGATAGGATAGCCCAACTGCTCCAGCGTATCCGGCCAATTGATGAACCGGGCGACCAGCATCGCAAACCAGAGGTCCGGGTCGTCCTGGTTCGGGGTCCGCCAATTCTTGGCTATCCACTTCGTCACTCGGTCGTCTTCCCGCCGGACGTTACAGAAACGGTAAGCCCCAATGATCGGGTCCTCGGTCCAGATCGGACGGGTACCACCCTTCCCGTCCGGGACGTTGTCCATGGGGAGATTGTTCTCCTTGCGGAACCGGGTGGCCTCTCGCTCCACGATCCAGGTCTTGAGCCGCTCTACACCGTCCGTCACTTCTTGTCCCTCCGCCGTCCGAGTATGTAGGTGGGTCTACGCGCGTCCTTTGGTGGACACACGCACAGGATACGCCAGCCTCCGTCTAGTAGAGATTGAAGCTCGTCCGTACAGCAGTCCTCCTGGTACGTGACCTCATCCACCTCCAACAGACCGATGTTGGCAAGACTAATCTGAGTGACGTGCTGTACCACCGGGCCTGCGTCCCCCCTAGATAGGCCCCGGACGGTCTTCATCTTGACCTCCATACCGTACCTGGTAAACGCCTCCACCTCCACGTCGTCCATGACGCACTCGGACCAGCCGTGGAAGTCGTCCGGCTTGAACTCCGAACGGTTCTCGGGCAGCTTCTTTGCGAACTCGGACGTCACCGCCCCACGCAGTAAACCGTACTGAAGATCACTCAGCTCGGCTATTGTATTCCCAGCCCCGTAGTCTAGGCTCCCGCTACATATGAACATCATGTCCTCCTGAGACAGTCTAATCCGGTATCATGCGCGTGGTCCGAGACGAAGTAAAGCTAGAGCCAGGGACATTCTTGTCGCGTGTTACTTTCCACTATAGTGAGTCGATCCTTGGCTCGGGTCACCCCAACGTACCACACCCGGGCCTCGTCCTCACCGTTGGAGTGGGTCATCTCGCCGTAGGTTCGCCGGGCCATCTCCTTGAATAGGACGACGTGCTCCGCCTCGCCTCCCTTAGAGCCGTGGATTGTGCTCAACCTTACACGAGGACGCTGTAACAGCTTCTCGCCCCGGCGGCGGGCGGCGGTGATGTAGGCCACCTCCTCCTCGGGGAGCCTATCTAGGGCCTCGTGCCAAATTGCCCCTGTGAGGAGACCCCCATGAGCGACTAGATCGCTCAGAGTGGTCTCCTCGTCATCGGGCCGATTTGGTAGAGACTTGAAACCCCGGGCGAACCCTTTGCCCACGGTCATGTGCTTATATATTTCGCGAACCGAGGCGACGAGCACCGAGCGACCGGCCCGCAGGCTCTCCCAGTCTTGGATAACCTCTAGGGTGGACGCCTTGACACTCGGGTTGCCGTTGACCTCGTAGACGATCCCCTGCCGTCGCAGCTCCGGCTCTACCTGGTCCTTGATCACGTAACCGTTGCGAGCCAAGACGAGGACCTCCCCGGAGCCACAATCCACCTCTCCGAACGAGGCCGCCCGGGCGACGAGCCCAGGGCTGCCCTCCCGGGCACTCCACTCTTTCGGACGACGCTTGTGGACCTGCCCTATAATCTCGTTGGCTACAACCTGGATATTGAGCGGCACCCTCCAGGACTGCCCGAGAACCTCCACCTCACCCTCCATATCAATAAGGTGATCCGCGTCCGCCCCGGCCCAGCGATAGATCGCCTGGTCATCGTCCCCGCAGACGATCAGCCGCCGGACGCCTCGGGCAAGCTGCCCGATGACCTTCCACTGGAGCGCCGAGAGGTCCTGCGCCTCGTCTACGATCAGTACCTCTAGGTCCAGCGTGATCCCCGTATCCACGAACTCGGTGAGCATGTCCGTGAAGTCCCGCAGGCCGTTCGCCTTCTTGAACTTGCGCAGCGCCTTGGACACCCGGTCTACCTCGTTCCAGCTCAGGGTATCGTCGTCCACGTCATAGGCCGCCCGGAGCGGGACCTGGCGGATGCGAGCCAGGTTCTCGATGAACATAATCCGGTCGCCGGTATCGTACCCGGTCCAGACACCGTCCTCGGACACTCTCCCGGTGATACGGACACCCGCGTACTTCGCGAACTCCTTGAGCCGCTTTCCCTCCAGCACGTCGCCCCGCGACATCCCGAGCTGCCGGAAGCAGAGGGAGTGGATGGTCCGGAAGTATGGCAGGTCATCCCGCTGGAGCGAGAACCGCTCACAGGCCCTCGATTTGGCCTCCTCGGCTCCCCGCGTCGTAAACGTCACGTAACCGATCCGGTCCGGACTCACCCCCCGGCCCAGCTCGTTTTCCACCTCCCGGATGCCGCGCGTTGTCTTGCCCGTACCCGGGGGGCCGAGGATGATCTGGGGCCTCATACGTCTATCCCCAGCTCCTTGAGGGTCTCCAGGCACTCCTGTACCCGCTCCTCGTAATACTCGTGGAACGTCCGGGTCAGCTCGTCCCGGAGGGCGTCTGGGTAGCCGAGGCTGTTGATGGTGCCCGTACCGCATTGTCCCTTGGAGACCCGGATGGGGTCTGACACCGACGTACCCTCTACCCGGGAGAGGGCAATCTCGGTGATCCGGTAGTTAGATATAGCCTGGGCCTTACGCCGGTAGTCCTGTAGGTCACTACAGGCCTCCGAGGCCCGCTGAAGTTCGTCTATCGTCATCGCAGTGTCCTCCCATTAAGCGAGCATATGGTGCCAGGCTCGCAGGTGCTTCTTCTTGAACTCGGTGCGCTTCATGATACGCTCCGTGTCCAGACGATTTATAATCTCCATCGCCGAAATAACCCCCAGGAGGTCCCGGAAAGCCTCCTGTAACCAATCCCGGTTAGGTCTCTTTGTGACCGGCTCGTGTTCGTCAATACCCTGGATGAAGCAGCGGGCGGACGCAGAGACCGCGTTCCCGAGGGCACTGAGAAGTCGCTCTAGACACGCCCCGTCCGTCCGGGCATCGAACCGAAGATTGATCAGGCCGAAATGTTCCTGCGCCAACTCAATTCCGCAGACGACATCCGCCATCTCATTCTCCAACTTCTTGTAGTCCCGGGTCCCGGGACTATACATCAACCAAGACGCGGCCTCCACGCACTCGCCCAGCTCCTCCAGAAGCTTCCCGAGGTGCTTTTGGTCGATGGGCTCCTTCATCGGGACCCAGGGGCTCGGGTCTTTCCAGGCTTTCTCGTCCATCACGCGCTCTCCTGTGAACATTTCGGGCACTCGTGGTGCCAGTGTTGCTCGTGCTTGAAGATCGTCCATCCGTCCTGCTTCAGCATTCCCCAAGCATCGTTGAAGTCGTCCGAGTGAACTACTCGGACGGCCTCGCAACTATCGCAGGTGAACTCGTGCCGATCCCGGACCGAGACGCTGGTCACTTCTTCGGCTCCACCTCGTCCGGCTCCTTGAGGCTCGGGTCAATCGCCCGGAAGGTCATCACGACGATGGCGGGCGAGTATATACGATTGACCGCCTCCTTGATCATCGGAAGATCGCCCGGGTTGAGGTTCAGGGCCTTCTTGCCCAGGACCCGGTAGGCAATTGCTCCCCGGAGGTACGGGGCCTCCTTCTTCGCGGGATCGGTGCTGCTGGCGTCGTCCGGGTGCGGGCGGAGCAGCGAGTGGACGAGGACGGCCCCGAGCGTCAGGCAGGGACCTCCCTCCTGCCCCTCGCACTTAGCGGTCTTAGCATCCTGGGCAAGCACGTCCGGGATCAGCTTCCCCGTCTCGGGGTCCTTGTACGTCATCGTGAGGTCCACGGCAAACGCCGAGGTGCTCACGACTGAAAGAAACAGAACGGCAGTCAGTAGCTTTCTCATAGGTCTCTCCTGGGTTAGATCGGTGGTGCTGGGATCGGTGGTGGGTCTAGTTCGATCAGGGGCTTGATAACCTCCGCCGGGACATACCAGGTATCCGCGTTGCGGCCCTTGATCCTCATCTGGTATCGGTCACCCCCCATGTCTCGTATCCGGTTACTGATTTGGGGCCGGTTCAGCTCCTTCACCCCTTCCCGGTTCAGGAACTTCTGGAAGTCCTTCAGTCGGAAATAATGGCGCTGATCTTCCTCACACTCCCAGGGACGCCCCGAGAGGATATCCTCCCGCTGGTTGCCCTTCGCCCGGTTGGTGAGAAACTCCTCCATCAGTTCGTGGAACCAGCCGCCCCGGGCAATATCTGAGGGCACTGGTAGCAGGACGACGTTCTGGAGCGCCGCATTTAGGATCGCGAACCACTCCCCCATCTTTATCGGGGCGTAGGACTTTTCCAGCCGCTCGATACATAGCTTCTGGAACAGCATGTAATTCTGGAGCTGATCCGTGGAACACTCCAGCCGCTTCCCTTCTACGTCCACGAACCAGACCACCGGCTCCGTATCCAGCTTGGACAATGAGGTTATGATCGGGACGTTCCCCCCGTCTCCGACCCCGTACTTGCGGGTCCGACATACCGAGGAGTTACAGTGCGAACACATAGGCTCGGTCTTGCAAAGATACTCGTAGTCCTTCTTACGTAGGGAACGCAAGACGGATAGCAAACCCTCAGTGGAGCCGGGGGGCGAGAGAAACTCCTGATTGGCCCGCTCCAAACGCTTCTCCCAATCTGCCGGATTGGCCCGTTTGTAGTAGACGCCCATATGTAGTAGGGTGTTGGATTGACCTCCACGCTGGATACCTCCGTCAAGGATCATGTTCTGGAGACATGGCGGGCCGTCCGAGAAGTCGTTGACGTTGGAGGGCTCCTTAGAGCCCGGGAGCATCCGCCTCGCCTTGTTGGCCTGCTGCGAACGGCGCTGGCCCAGTGTGGCCATCTCCTCCTCGGTGACGGCGGCGGCCTCGGAGGCCCGGAGGAACTCGCTGAGCTCCATCTCCGATCCCGTCTTCTTCAGGCCTACCTGCTCCTTGATCTTCCCGTTATAGGTGTCCCCGTAGTACGGCATCACCATCCAGTTGCCTACGTCCCCCTTATCGGTGAGCATCTGAGTTTGCTTTGGGAATATCTCGCACCCCGAGAGCCCGAGCTGGGCGGCCCAATCCTTCAGGACGGCCTGGACCTGTCCCGCCGGGACAGCCTCCTTGAGAAACAGCCAGAGGTGAAGACCTCCGGACTTGGAACGGCAAGGGACGAGGGGGAGCTTAGCCTGCTCTACCCGGGTGATGATTGACAACAGGTCAATGTCGTACTCGTCTACGTCGATGGAGCCCCAAGAGCAGGTGCTATTCTCCCGGATCGGGACGACCCCGAGGGGCCGCTTTCCGGCGAGATGCTTCTCCCACATATCCTCGGTGACAGGCTCCCGGATCGTCCGGGCCGTGGCCTTGATAATCCATTTTAGGCCCTCCCGGACCGGGGTGCCGTGGGTACCGTGTGCGCCCTCGTGCCCAGTGAACAGCTTCATTAGTCGTTGGGCGAGCGACTCAGCCACAGCGTCCCCGTTGTTCTTCTTATAAATGAAAAGTGAAGGCCCCAACCGTAGGGCTTTGTCATCGAGTCAAACAGGCCAGGAGGATAAACGCTGCGCGCCCACCTACCCCTCCGCTACGGGAGGAGGGATACCCATCAGACTACCGCTCACTTTTAGATGCTCTTACCGGCCTTCTTGGTATCCACCTTGGCCGCCGCCAGCACCGTGTCGTCCTGCATCTGGGACATGTCGGCGGACTTGGCGCCCGTCGCGAACGCCTCGTGGAGGGTCTTGCCGGCCTCGTATTGCTCATCCGAGGCCCAGAGCACCGTGCCGTCGTCCGAGCCCTCGTGCGGGTCGATGACGTACCAATTGTGGGCACCCTTCGTGCGCAGGATCGTCTTCAGCCGGTAGAGGACCGCGAAGGACGGGACCTTGTTGCCCTCCACGACCTTGGACTTCATCATGAACATCCACTGGCGGGAGACCGAGTGGCCGGACGACGAGAGCGGGATCAGGTACGGGAAGGCCTGACCGTCCTCGGTGTAAAGGATAACGACGTGATTGCGGGTCTCCACGTATTCGGTGCCCCGGGGCGACATCATCCGCTTACGCTCCGGATCGTCCCTGTCCACGACCTCCTTGGCGTCCGCCGGCATCGTCTTGTGCTCGCCTACGTAACCGCCGCCGGAGCCATCCTTGTTCTTCGGTATCCACTCCACCACGTTCTTGTAGAACGAGACCGGCTGGGCGAGGACACCCACCTCGGACTTGACGACCGGCTGCGGAGCGTTCTTCATCCAGAGACAGCCCGCCTCGGCTCCCTTCAGATATTCGGGCTTCTGCTTCATTGACTGGGGCGACTGAGCCTGGAGCACGACCAGGAGGGGTACAAGTGAGTCATCCGCTGACTCACTGATGCCCTTCCCCGCGTCCGCCGCGATCTTTGCCTTGAGGTGGGCGGGGACGTTATGACCCCTGGACACCGCCACGTCGGTCCCGGGCTTCTTAGCTGTTGCCGATTTAGCCAATTCACTTCTCCTTGCGTTCTTTAAGCTTCACCACTCGCCCAACGGTTGCGCCTAGCACATCGAGATTGGGCGTGGTGTTCTTCTTCTCGATTTGCTCCTTGACCCACGCAGTGAGCGTGTTCCACGGCACGCTCAGATCGGTAGAGAACTCCACGTTGAGCTTCTCCAGCGCCTTCTGAACGGCAATTGCGACCTTACGCTTTCCCCTCGGGACGGCGACGATGTAGACGGACTTGATCAGGTCGCCCGCGTTGACCTCCTCCAGATAGTTGAAGGCCTTCACCCGCCGCTCGCTCTCCCAGTCCGTCCCGATACTGGCGTGGTAATACGGCTCCAGTTTACAGTCATAGGCCGGGAGGTTCCCCTCCGCCGGGAGCCCGAGGTTGTCAATGCCCACCTCGTCGTAAATGTCCGGGAGGGTCCGCTGCTTCAGCTCCAGGACCTGGCCCTTGGCCTCCTTGGCCCGGGCCTCCAGGTCCGCAATCTCCCGGTCTAGGTCCCGGGTCTTCCGGAGGACGACCCGGACCCGTTCCAGGCTATCGTCGGAGGGGGGCTTGACGTCCTGCTTGATTTTTGCTGCGAGCGCAGCACTGGGCTTACTGGCCACGATATCCTCCTGATAGGTTCGATGGTTCACGTAGTAGGCTCCGCCTCGGAGACGAAGTAAAGCCCGCATAAAACGAAAAACGCCCCTGCCAGGGGGACTGGAACAGGGGCGTTGGGGGATATCCATGGTATGGTGGGTGGGGCTATTTCATGACGGCCTCCTCAGCCATTGCGGAACCTTGGCGGTATGCCTTTATGCTCGCTCGTTCGATCCCTCGGAGCCTAAGCCCGGCCCAAGACGAAGTAAACCCCCGGTGATCCGCTCGTAGCTCTCAATGGTCTCGTCCCAGGGGTGCCAGCGGTCGTCCGCCCCAAAAAGCATATGGCCGAATTTTCCGTTGGCGAAATGATAGACAAACTGACCGACAATAGGAGGAGGCGGTGGAACAATCGTCACGGTCATCGTGACCGGGACCTCCGCCGCGACCGTCCCCCCGGCTAGGAGGGACGGCACAGCCGCCGTCGCAGCTCCGAGGCCCAACATGGACAGGATTGATCGGCGAGTAAGAGGCATAAAGTGAAGGGTACCCGGGGGGTGAGACGAAGTAAAGCGCACACCTGAAAATCCGCTCAAAGTGTCGCGCGCGTATACGCCTAGGCGCGGACGCGCGCGTGCGAGACCTACGTTGGGGTATAGCGGACCTGCGAGTACTAACCCCCCGTTGTTATTATGGAATTGAGCTCCACAAAAGGTCCGTTATCCTTTTTCTGATATGTATCCCAGCGGACCCACATCTATTGATTTTCCATAATATTCTCCTCCAGCCCACTCTCGTTGCGCCGCTTTTTCGAGGTCGTTTCCGGGGTCTTTACTTCGTCCTGTGGGAGGTTCTTTTTAGAGATCATGACCTACCTCCCCCGGACGACCCCCCGCGAGCACCAGGAGACGGCGTTACACCGCGTCTTCAATAAACCCCGCTCACCCTCCTCGGAGGATGTGTACGCCTGGATCATGGAGTATGGCACCGGAAAGTCCAAGGTGATCACCGACGAGTTCGGGATACGGGAGGACGCGAAGGACCTTCAGGACCTCCTCATCTTCGCCGGAGCCGGATCGTACCTCAACTGGATTGAGGACAAGAACGAGAGCCAGCCCTCCGAGTTTCACCGTCATATGAGTGACGATCTCAACGACCGGCTCCGGGCGGAGGCCTGGGTATCGGGAGCCGGAGTACGGCATACCCGGCGGCTGGAGGCTCTCCTGGATACGGTAGACGATCCCCGCCCCCGGGCTCTCCTGATGAACGTGGAGGCCTTGTCCGCGTCTAAAAAGGCCCGGGACCTGGCTATGGCCTTCCTGACTCCTTCCGGGAAAAAGCGCAGGGCGATGATGGTGGTGGACGAGAGCACCTCCATCAAATCCAACGATAGCGAGCGGACCCAGGCCATCATTCGCCTGGCAGGAGAGACCCGGGGCGTGGGAGCTAGGCGCATCCTCACCGGCCTCGTCTCCCCTAATTCGCCCATGGACCTGTACCCGCAGTTTGAGTTTCTGGACTGGAAGATACTGGGGCTCAACTCCTATTACGCCTTCCGGGCTCGATATGCAGTGCTCAAGAAGATTGACGTAGTAATTCCGGGTAAGTTCAACCCGGACGGCTCACCAAAGACCCGGGGCGTCAACATCGAGGTGGCCTATCGCAACGTAGAGGAGCTACAGGAGAAGATCGCCCCCTATAGCTACCGGGTCCTGTCCAAGGACTGCCAGGACCTCCCGCCCCTCGTCTACGCACCCTTTATCGAGGTAGAACTGACGAAGGAGCAACGGGAGGTCTATGACGACCTGCGGGAGTTCGCGACGGCCCAGCTCAGCGCCGAGGCTCACGTCACGGCGACGATGGTCATCACCCGGAACATGCGGCTTCAGCAGGTGCTCTGCGGGTTTACGGTGGACGAGGACGGCAACGAGCACGACATCCCGAGTAACCGTGGGGCGGCTCTCCTTCGCGTGCTAGAGGAGCACGCCGGCAAAGCTATAGTGTGGTTTCCGTTTCATCGTCCGCTCGCCCGGACAGCGGCAGCCCTGGAGAAGATATACGGCCCGGGATCGGTAGCCCAGTTTCACGGCAAGAATAAGGCGACCCGAGGCGAGGATGAACGCAGGTTTCTCAAGGACCCGAAGTGTCGTTTCATGCTATCCACCCCGGCGGCGGGTGGGCGCGGGAATACCTGGACAGTTGCCACCTTGACCTGGTATTTCGCGAACGACTATAATCTGGAACTACGAATGAATAGTGAGAAGCGATTTCACCGAGAAGGCCAGAAGCATACTTGTGTCATCGGGGACTTCATCACCCGGGGCACGAACGAGATGAAGCCGGTACAGGCCCTCCGGGACAAGCTGGATATGTCCTCGGCGATTATGGGAGACGGGTACAAAGAATGGCTCATCTAATTTGTCGGCTCTGCGACAAGGACGGGGACGCCCTCCTCCGGGTGAACGAGCACGGGGTCCACGGCATCTTCGTCTGTCTCGATTGTCGCCCGAAGTTTGAGCGGAGGCTCCAGTCTACGGATGACGTGCTCACCCGGCTCTACGATCTTAAAATGCGAAACGCCGCTCCTTCATCGGAGCGGCGTTTGATTTAGGCCGGAGGGTCTTACGAGGCCCGGGCTTTTTCCCGGCGAGCTTCCCAGTAAGTCGGGAGGTCCTTGTGATCCTCGGGGACGATGTCAAAACCGTCGATCTTGGACCGGGCCGCCTCTACCGCCGCCTCGAAACTATCAAAGCGTTCCGCGTCGTAAATGGAAGCCCAGTACGCGCCCGCCCGCTTTGCGACCGGCTTGAGATAAATGTGATAGGGACGGCACTCGGGAAGATTGGTGGTGGACATCGAGCGGATAACGAATTTGGACATGTGGCCCTCCTGAGGCGCGTTGGTTCAACGGTCAAAAGAGTAAGCCCACCCGACTGAGAAGTCAAGTGGGCTTGATAAATTATTTTAGAGGATGTCGCTGTTGAACAGCCCCCAGAGCCCGATTAGTGAGCCTCCCACGGCCAGTGCAATCCAGCAGAAGGGGCCTGCGCTATCCGGGAGCGGCTCCGGTGCGAACGATGCCGAGACGACCTCTCTGCGTAGACCCGGCCACCTACCTCGAAATGTCCCTGATCCTGGTTGTGCCACAATGCTCCGTGAAATAAACCACAGCTCGCCGCAATCGAGGTAGCACTGGAAGGCAGGGGCCTGGTGACCCGTCCACGGCCAGTCTGGTTGACGTCCAGAGCCAGTCCCAGTGGGTGCTTGGAATGCCGAACGGAGCCGTGGCGACGGTACCCGCCCATGAAGTCGATCCGGTACCCGGTGGCCTCCAGCCCGGATACCAGACACTGAAAATTTGAGGCGTGGCTTCCCGCGACCTCCGCTGTCTTACCGTTAGAGGACCAGATGGTGGTTGCTTGGGCCGAACTCAAGACGAGAAGGGTGAGGGCGATACTTACAATTAGTCTCATTCCCGAAGTCTCCTTGGGTTGATAATATTCTCGTTCTGGATCATCTCCAGAATTTGAATTTGCCTTGTACCGTGTCTTTCAATTTCGGTCAATAGCTCCCGGCACCGTACCATCTCGTGCTTTATCGAGGCAATGTGGACCATGGTATCGTGGACGGGACCCGACATTAGCCAGGCGGGATATTCGTGGGAGAAGGTGCTGGGGTAGGGCGGCTGGGGGCCGTCCTTCCTCCCTGCGTTGATCGCCTTATAGCCTCCGTACAAGATGAGCAGGGCCACCGCCCCTTCAATTATCGGGTAGCTGGAGAAGGCCTTAAGAACTGCGTCTGGAAACATCGGTCATTGCCCGGTATGCCGTGAAGAGCTCACCCAGAGTAAGAGCTAGATAGATCGGGATACCAGGGGACGGGATCGCATTTGCGCGCTCGAAATGAAGCTTGAACAAAGCGAGGTCCATCAGACCCCATATTAGTGCCCCAGCAAGCGCACCCAGCGCCCGGGCCTGAGGACCGTAAACCAGAGACCTCCCGTTGATTACTAGGGCCGTTATCCGGCCACAAGATACCAGGAGATAAAACAGAGCGACCGGGAACGCCTCCCGGGCGAATATCACGTATTGAAAGGAACTGGCCTCCATCGCTAGAGGCCAGACCAGTAGCTCCAGGGACAAGCCGAACAAGCAGGCGACCATCACCCACTCGTTCAGCCTGTTCCCTATGAAGGCCGAAAGGAACTTCAACGGGTGAAGGTTCCGGCAATCGGCACCGAGGTCGTCCCGCCCCCCGGCTGAGGAACCACAACCGTGGCCACCTTCGCCGGAGTGGCATTTGGGTTGCCCACCGTATTACGTCTCACAGAGGCCACCACGACCGGGGGGGCAGCCGCCACCGCAGCGCAGACGCTCTCGGCAATCGTGGCCGCGTCCGCCACGAAGGAACCGACTGCCGGGATCAGGCCGGCAATCGTCGCGACGGTGGGAATGAAGCCGCAAGCCAGGTTGGTATCCGCCTGGACCTGGCTCTCGATACCCGAGATGGTGGTGGCGATCTGCTGCGGAGTTTGACCGCAGTTGGCGAGAGCGAGGGCCATGCCGAGTGCGGCCACCCCCATAACGATCTTCTTCAAAGACATTTCTGTCCTCCTCTTTTGTTACTGGCTACCGGCCAGCGCGGATTTACTTGGGCTGCGCCGGGTTCGGCGGAGCCGGGAATTGGACCGGGATCGCGGCGGCCAGGATGTCGGTAACGAAGACCGTCAGGGCCTCGTCCGGGACCCCCATGCTCGCAAAGGCGGAGTAGGCCTGAAGGGCGGCCCGCCCGGCCCGCACTCCGGCGGCAATTGCCGCTTGATTCGGTGTCGTCATTATAACCTTCCTGTCCAGGCGTCTCCGCCGGTTGATGGGTTGGTAGCGTAGCTGATGGGCATCCAGAAGTAGCCCTTCAGACCCCAGTCCGTGCCCCAGTTATTACGGATCAGGAGGGCCTCGTCATCGACCAGGGCCGGGTCTACCCCGGACGCCTTGAAGACTTCCGAGGACTTGAAGCTGGTCGTGTAGCCGACGATGAGGACGTCATGGCCACCCACCAGCTGCTCCGTCTTCGCGTTCGGGAACGGCATCACGCCGGTCCGGGCGAGGTCCGGTGAGTCAATTGATTCGTAGCACTGGAACCCGAGCATGAACGGAAAGCCCTGGGCAAGGCAAGCCGCGTATTCGTACTCCGAGACCAGGCGGCTGTAACTACCCAGCTTGGAGTAGTCTGCTGCCTGTTCCTGCGGCGGAGCGGTGTACATGTTCGCCGGGATATAGCGCCAGAGGTCCTCGGTGATGGCCCCGGTCTGCTGGAGTATCTTCAGCACGTCCCGGGTCTCCACGCCTCCGTCCACCCCGGGATCACCCTCTAGTGCCCGGACGTCATAGTAAATCTGCTGGCGGGAGAAGCCCACCGCCGCCTTGTCCGGGAACAGGTAGCACATTAGACCCGAGCCGGCATTGGCGCCGCAAGAGCCCTCCTGGCCCTGATCAAAGGCCGGAGGAAGCTTTGCGGAAAGGTCCACGCTGATGGGAAGTTGGGGAGGAGCCCCCATGTGTACCCGTTCAAACCGATGATCGGCCGGATCGGGCTTGTCTACCTTGCCGCCGAGGTATCGGCCCTGGGGAGTAATAATCGACATGGGGACCTCTTACTTGGCGGACTGTGCGAGGGCGACAACCTCGGGGCGGACCCCCGAGCTAGCAGCGGACGCGATCCCGGGAGACGAGGAGCCGGTGGAGGCCTGCATCTCCATGATGCCCAGCCGGGCCTCGATGGCGTTGGCCAGCTTCGTCGGATCGTCCAAACCTGCCGCCTTGAGGGTCTCCAGCATCGTGTCCTGAGCGTAGGCCGCCGCCTGATTGATCACGGCGTTCTTCGTGTCTACCTTCATAGGGAGACCCGCTACGGCATCCTGAACCCGGGAGATACCCGAGCCCACGGACTTCTGAAGGCCGGCATCGACGGCCACCCGCACGGCGTTATCCTTGTCAATAGCGGCGAGGCCCACCTTGGCCCTGATCCAGTTAACCGCGTACCACATCGCCGGCAGCGCCGTCACCGAGGCGACGATCCCGAGGGCCTGCACGACCGGGGTGACAATCGGCGAGAAGTCCACCGGAGCCGCAAAGGCGTGAGCCGAGAAGGCCGCCGCATAGTAGGTGGTCCAAAGTATCAGTCTCATATCAAAAATCTCCCTTGAGGCCGTAAAGGATTTCAAACGTCCCATCGTGGTGCTCTACAGCCGCCGAGCAGTGATGGGTCCAGTCCCCAGAGTTGATGTACCCTTCCCGAAGATTGGGAAAATGGATATGTCCGCACACCACCCCGTCGTACTCGTTGGGGACCATAGCTATCATCAGGTTCTCATATTGGTGAGTGTGGTGCCTGATCCACACACCCGCCCAACGCCGCAAGACCTCCCAGAGATTTATTCGGGTGACCCGCTCGATGGAGGAGATAAACCGGATCACGGTTTGGGAGGTGATCACGTCCGTCTCGTCTCCGTGAGAGACGAGGAGGACCCGGCCCCCGGCGCAAAGGTGGAGAGCCTGGCGGTGAATTTCCACGCTGCCATAGGCCCCTAAAAAGCTTCTCATCCATCTGTCATGGTTTCCGGGGACGATGACGAGGCGGCCCGAGAGACGCAGCAGAGCCCGCAGGACCTCGTAGTGGATAGGGAGCCAATTCAGGAACCTGTCTCCATCGAGGATATCACCCACCAGATAGACCACATCAGCACTGACTACCCCGAGGAAAGCGAGGAGCTGAGCCGCCTTACAGTTGTTGGACCCCAGATGGATATCCGAGAGAAACAACGCCCGATACTTATTGGGGCCGGATATCCCGGTATTGGTCACTGTAGGGCCTCCCTAGAACCTGAACCCAGATGAAGTTAAGAACGTAACGGCCTCCGGCGAGGAACAGTCCCTCCTCCGTGAGCCGTCGCGCCGAGGACCACATACAGAGGTCCAATGAGAATACCACCTTGCCTACGTGAGAGAGCCGGACAGCGGTGTCCGTGTCCTCCCCATAGAACTCAATTTCTTTATCAAACCCTCCGATTTGTCGGAGAGCCGAGCCCTTGAGCGCAAAGCATCCGCCCTGGACGACGGGGACGAGATGTGACATGGCCCGGGTTACGAGGTAGAAGGCAAATACCACCCCACGCTTCCATCGCGACATCTCGAAATAGACCGGCGGACCGCTGACCACCACCGTCCTCGGGTCATCAAGCATCTCCAAGGCGGTTAGGGTCCAGCCGTCCGGGACCTCGTTGTCCGCGTCAATGAAGGCCACCGTATCGTTCTTGGCCGCCTCAAATCCCGTCTGACGAGCCCGGGTGACTCCCTTCCGGTCCTCGCTGATCACGGTTGCCCCGAGACGGTGAGCAATCTCCACGGTCAGGTCCGTGCTCCCGTTGTCCACCACAATTACCTCGTGGGGACGGTCCGCGTTGTCCGCTGCTATTGAGCGGAGACAACGACCAATATAGGCCTCCTCGTTGAAGGCCGGGACGACGAAAGTAATCACTTAAGCTTGCTCCAGGTTAGATCGCCACACTCACCGTCCGGGGTCAGGCCGTTCCGAACCTGGAACAGCCGGAGGCTGTACTCCGTCTCCGAGCCCGCCAGATAGGTCCCGGTCATAGCGCAACCGAGCAGATTTTGCATCTCCGAGACGGCGGGGCCACTGTCCCCGATCCGGACCGAGGAGGAGGCGCTCCCCCCGATAACGACACCCCCGAAGACGAGAGCCTGGGCCTGTGCCCACTCGGCGTCCGTCATCGGGTAAGGTCGCCCGGCCTCGTTCCAGGCCTGGGCCTTCATCATCGCAATCCCGGAGGGACTGCTGAGGAAGGCGTCGTTGATAAGGGTAGTAGGGGTCAGTCCGGGAACTCTCTGCGTTAGAAAGGTGACGTAGGCCCCGGACGAGTTCCCGCCTGACCAGGTATGTATCGCCTCGGCGAGCGGCTTGTTGTGGTAATGCGCTGACGTATGCCACTCGTCAAACTGGGCCGCCGCTCCCTGAACCATCGTCGGGAATACTGCGATGTGGTTGTTCTGGTTCAGGCCGTCCTGGAGGGCTACGTTCGCGGTCGCACCCCACTTCTTGGCGAGGACGGTTCCACCCCACATGGCTCCGGGGTTGTTATAACGGATTGAGGCCGGGGTAGTCATATGGGGTTCTCCTGGATGGGGTTATAGACGATAACCGGGGGGAAGGCTAGGCCCCTCAGCCCCCGAACGAGATGCCGTTGAACCAGCAATGGCGGGGGTCTCCGTCCAGTGCTCCGCTGCTAGTTCCGTCGTAGGTTGTCATGTACATCATCATCTGGTACACGTCTGTCCCGTTCGCCACGTCAAAGCCCATGCAGCGGGTGTTACACGTCCCGGCGAAAACGTCGCCGGAGGCCGGGGCACTCGGCAGAGCCGCCTGAAAATCCACCCCGTTCTTGAACATCGTCAGGCAGAAGTTCTGGTTGATACCGCCGAAGGCAGAAGCCCAGATTTGTGCGCACCATGAGATCGGACCGGCTTGAGGCGTCCAGACGCCAGTCGCGTTGTTGAACTCGGCTCCAGTATCCAGCCCGCTAACGTCGTCAAGGTTGTATGATGTTTTATACGGGGTAGTCTCATAGGCTCCGTTCGGCCAATTAAATACGGTGGAGGCGATGCCCGCGCGAACTACATGGATGGTCATTGTTGGCTTCCCCTTTCTTAGTGGTTCACGTAGTGAGTAACCTTGACGCAGCCTGCTGCGCCTGTCGCCCCAAGGGCCGTACCACTCACCGTATCATCGATAACACCACCGCTCGCCCCGCCTCCGCACGCCAGACCAGGGTTGCCATTGACGCTTCCCGCAGTGTTTATCAGGGAGGAGGCAGCACTGCCCGAGAAATGGCTCGCTCCTCCGTATCCTCCAGCCACGCTTAAGTTTCCTGATATACTGGCATTTTGGTAGACACCGACACCACCAGTTGACCCAGAGATATTAACGGTTCCACCGCTGGCGGTTCCGGAGGCACCCCCAGTCGGCAGAGAGGTTACTGAACTGAAGACGCCTCCACCTCCACCCCCCGCAGTGCAGGCACCCACGGTAGTATTCCCTCCTGAGCCGCCTGACGCACTGGCTGTTCCTGCTGCCCCACCACCCCCGATGGTGATCGTTATTCCACTGGAGCTTGACGCGGATAGAACGAGAGCGCAGTAGGCCCCGCTACCGCCACCGCTGCCGCTGTAGGATTGGTTGGTGGCGGTATCAGCCGCGCCTCCCGAACCACCACCGCCACCAATAGCTTCAAATTCGGCATACATCTCTCCAGTCAACGGAGTATATGTGGCCGTGGACGTTATAAAGGTAACAGCTACGGACCCAACAAGAGGGGTCTGAGTCATGCAAGGGGTCGTGCCGCTGCATCCTGTGCTGGTGACGATCAGAGCGTTATTGAGTGTCCCGCCCGTAACTGTGGTGGTGAGTAGTGTGACCGCGATTGCCGACGAACCAGACGAGGTACAGACACCCGAGGTGCAGGTGATGGTGGTGCCGTCACCCCGCATACCGCCAATTGCGGCGTTGGTCGCCAACGGAAGATCGGCTGCCGCGATAGCCGCTACAGTCAGTGCCCCGCCCGAGGAGGTCTGCTTGACGTACTGTCCTGTGCCGCCGGTCGCCGAGAAGTCCGTAGAGCCCGCCGGGAAGCGGACAATGCTGGAGCCTGCTACCGCCGCCGCCCGGAGGACGAGGTTGCCCGAGGTTGTCCCATTCAGCGCGAAGTCACTATCATTGTAACTTTGAAGCCCGGAATAGGTCTGAGCTACATCGAGCCCGGCGAGGGTGTGAGTGCCCGCCGGGAACGTGCTGTTCGTGATCGCGGTCGCCGTGATCGTGGTAGCAAACGCCCCCGCATGAGTTACGTTCGCAGCTAGAGTAATCGTGTTCGATCCGTTGTTGGCCCCGGTGCCCCCATTCGCTCCGGTGAGAGCCGTCCCGAGTGTCAGGGCCGGGGTGATGGTTACTACGCCGGTGGAGACATTTCCAATCGCGATAGTCCCGGTGCCTTTGGCGTTGATTGTCAAGTTTTCGTTTGAGGCAGACGAGATAGCGGAAAGTGACACACCACCACCTGATGCCGCTCCCGTCACCTTGAGTCCTGTGACTTGTGCCGTAGCAGATGAGTCCACTTGAAATGCGGGGGTAGCGAAGCTAACCCCCACATTCAAAGCATTCGCGTTCTGAGCAACGATGTTCGTGGTCCCAAGGAGCGTCGTTCCTGTCACTGCCAGCGCGTTGCTGCCGAGCGTCGCACCACCCAGGGCCAGCGACGTGCCGATGGCCGCACCGAGCGTTGGTGTCGTCAGTATCATGTTTGTCGCCGACAAGCCGCTAGGGAGTGCGGACGAAATGGAGAATACTCCGGCCCCAGAGGTTACTAGAACCCCGTTGTTGGCCGTCGTTACAGAGGACAAAACTCCGCCGCTCGTGGTACTAAAAAGAAGTCCGGGACTTCCGGAAACAGTGGTTGTTCCCACCGTGATAGAGGCCGCTGTGGCCGTGATCGTACAAGTCCCACCTAAGGAGCAACTTTGCCCGTTGACGCTCGTGGCCGAGTTAACCAACTGGGCGTTCGTAATCGTTCCAGAGGGAATCAAGGTACCCCGAGCCGTCGCAATGTTGTCGAGGTCGCTCAAGTTATTAGGTCCCAGCAGCGCCGTCCCTGTGTTAAGGGTCCGCCTCCACTCGGTCGCTGAAGCATCGTAAACGTACTGGATGGATCGACCCGGCCCCACGGTCTCGGAGCCGAGGCCGTTGGACATAGTCGTCCCTGTTCCTGCCGTGATCGTCGCCGTCGCCGTCACGTCTACGTTGTTATACGTGATCCGGGTCCCGTTCACCAGACCCGTCACCGAGGTCCCCGGGAACGTGTCCGTCATCGCGGCCCCACTGTTACTCCGCCGGGTCTCCTTGTAGAGGTCCGCCGACACAAACAGGTAAGAGGTCTGAGTCACCGTCTGGATCGGGAGAACACTCTCCAGGGTT